AAAATCCTCCGTGTGTGGGGAGGTAAATTTCGTCTCGCGCGGCCTTGTAAACCCACTTGTCGCGTCTGCTCTTGACGCTCCAGCTGTCTAGCACGCTGTGTAGTGCGGTTGGTGGGTGGGTGCTCTTCAGTCTCCTGGGCTGGCATTGTTTCTCCGCGTACCCGCCAATGGGGCCCTTTGCTGCAAGTCCGCGACAGCGTTGGGTTATAAAAATAGTGCTCAAGTTTCTGGTTGCTTTCGCCGTTAAGTATGACATCGGCGCGATGGTCGCGCTGCTTACTAACGGGGGATACAAGTTATGCAAGGTCCAATGATTATAATGTCCGCATACCGCGCTGAACTAACCACCAAACAAAATGAGGCAAGGCATACAAGGTTGCGCGTGGACATCCGCTCAATTGGTGGCGAGATGGTTGACGCTACCGGCTACTACAAGGGAATCCAGGAAGGGTCCCTAGTGGTCACGGGGTTAGGTCCCGAATCCCTGCAAGTAGTTGCGCGCAAATATAATCAGGAGTCCATACTGGTTGTAGGCGCAAACAGTGATGCAAGCCTACTGTTTGATGACGGAAGTACTTATGAACTAGGTAAGTTTAGACAGGTTTCAGAATCGGACGTGGAAGGCAAGGATGCTTACACTATAGTCGAGGGTCGTTTCTATATCGCCGAATAAGTAAGCGGTAAGTACTAATCGCCGGTGGCGTGATGTGACGTCACCGGTATAACCAAGGAGAAACAGTATGAAGACGATAGCAACGGGCAATTTCAGAGGTGAGAGCGTACGCATTACGAGTATCTGGTATAACGTCCGCACCGAGAAGGCATACTGCGAGCTGTACTTCGGGGAATCGGGATACGATAGCGGTCTGCGGGTCCCGTTCGATGACGTGGACAGCATCGTACACCACGTAGAAAGTAGATAGTTATGGAAACCGGCGTGACAGTTATGGCAATGCTACTCGGCACGGTGGCGGGATTCTGGACAGCAGTTATGGTACTGCATGCAGCTGCGGTACTGCGGGACCGAAGGGACCTTGCCCGTATGCGGAAGGTAACGGACGATATCTATCCGTTCATTCAACTGCGGGATGTCCTTGCAAGTGAAACCATGCCAGCAACGCAACCGATTGTAAGCATTGAAAAATAAAAATAGGGCTCAAGTTTTTCTGGCAGAATGCCGACAAGGTAGTTAGTAACAAATAACAAGGGGAGAGAAAAATATGCAAGTAGTAACCAGTATCCGCAACCGTCAATTTGTCGAGTCGTTCGCTGAGGTTAACACCCGCCTGATGGCAAATGCCGCAAGTAAGAAGCAGACCACAGAAAGGTACGCTCACGTGGACACTGCTGACGTACTGCAGCGAGTTCTGCGTATCGGTGTCGAGAAGGGATTCCACATCGACCGCACCACTGTCAGCACCCGTAGGAGTGGCACACTGCATAGTGTCCGCATACGCTTTGCTGCACTGTCCGGTGGCGGCAGTCCTAACGAGGGACATCCGGAAATGGTCATTGTCAACAGTTATAATGGCGAGTCCAGTTTGCGCTTCTATATGGGTTTCTTTCGACTGGTGTGCAGCAATGGCCTTACAATGCCTGTACCCGGTTATGAGGACGTTGTTACCTCTGCTAAACGTAGGCACCTGAAAGGCCCATCAATGGACAGTTTCACAAAAAACCTTGATGAGCGCATTTGTGCCGTGTTCGACGGACTCCTTACGATACAAAGCAAGTTCTCTGCAATGGCTAGCCGTACAATCACTCAGGAACAGGAAACCAGCATTGTTGCGCAGCTGGGACTTGGTAAGGCACAACTCAGTCAACTGGAACACATCCGCAGTGGTAGCTTGGGACGCGACAATGAACCGAATCTTTGGGCACTGTATAATGCAATAAATGAGGCACTCCGTCGCAGCAGTCGCTCAGTGTTCGGCAATGAAATGCGCAATGTCAACCTACTCTCAACAATCGAGGAGGCCGCAATCGATGCAAAGGTGGCGTGAGAATAAGAAAGAGTGGTCTCTGGATGACACACTGGCAGACCCGGCTTCCAGGCCGGGCTGCTCACCCGAAGAGAAGAAGTTCCTGGAATTCCAACAAGTAGTCGAACGTGTACTAACAGAGGAGGCAGGAGAAGATGGACAAGCATGTGATTGGCCTAGTATTAGAGCAAGTTGTCCCGAGTGTAGTACTCATAACAGCAACCCTTGGAATCATTACGTGTATCATCGTCGCAGTAATCGTAATAGCTGAACTAACCGGCATTGGCAGGAGGTAGTTTCATCCATGCAACAGGACCGAGTGGTTATCTATGTACATGAGTGGCTGCGTGAGAAGTGGGGCAACGATGCAACAGTAGGGGACCAGCGGGAGAGACTGGTCGAGAGTATCAAGAGAGTCAACCAACTGATTGCTGAGCTGAAAGAAATTAACATACAAGAAGGGGAGAAAAGATTATGAGTAGCGAGAAGGCAATCATCCGAGTCCTGGGCGAGGCGGCAGTCAGCGGCAGGTTCATCAGTGTTGACTTCGTGAAGATGAATGGAGAGTTGCGAACGCTAGTCTGCAAGGTGGACAGCCGGGCACTGGATAGGCTGGACAAGGATATCGTTACCGTGTTCGACGTTAGGAAGGGCGGTTACCGTTCCTTTAAGATTAACAGCGTCATCTACCTATCCCACGACGGTAGACTGACGGCAGCATTCTAATAGTACAGGGGGGCACTACAGTGAGATACCGACTGATAGCAGTAGTCACAACCGAGGAAGTGGACAATCAGGGCAGTGCACGTCAGAGGAAGGCATTGCCGGACGACATCCCGGACTTCTGGGCGGTGCAGGAGAAGGACGCAGGTAAGTGGTACACAGTGGACACTTTCGAAGATAGTCTGGACGCGGAACAGTTCTTGCAGCAACTTATTGACGGCGAAGAGGGGGAGGGGGGCAATGATGAGTAGACAATTCCACACCATGCGAAAAGATGGTACAGGGCTGACTAGTACGGGCTCTCTTGGGGATGCGATGGACAGGATGGGTGCCGGCATGGTCATGTTCATGGGCACGGGAGAAGAGGCCGTACGTGTAGCAGTCGCACTGGGAAGGGCTGAGCGAGACAGGAAACAAAGGTGGGAAGGGGTCGGTGCCCTTCTTGAGATTGGAATGGAAGGAGGAGGTAGCAATGGTAACGATTATTAACGCAGGACTGGTAACTACTGGGAGGAACCATACAAATGTCTAGTACCGTATTCATTATAAGTGCAGAGAAACCAGGCGCAGCCAACAATCTGGCGCGAACTCACCAGATGCGAAACATGCTGGAGTCGGCAGGAGTAGAGGTCCACGGAGTCCTAGGTATGTACAAGGGGGAGATGGAACGCAGTCTCATGGTAATGCCTGGACCCCATTCTGCTGAGGTGATACGCAGACTAGTCACTGTGGCCGCTCAGAACTTTGAACAGGAGAGTGTGCTGGAGATTAATAGAGAGGGACATTCCTGGCTTCTCTTTGTCATGAAGGGAACCGAGGAGTACATGGGAAAGATGGTGCGCGTAAACAGTATTAATCCAGAGAAGGTAAGTGGCTATACGGCAATCGACAATGGCGTCTATCTTGCACTAGAGCATGAGGTGAATGGCGATGAGTGAGAATACAAAATATAAACTTACAGGTGAAAGGCATCCAAACAATCTCAATCTTAGAAGGATTGTTGCCCTTAGAAATTTCTCCACTATTAAAGAAGGGGAAGTAGGTGGGTATATAGAATCGGAATACAATCTATCCCACGATGGTGATTGCTGGATATCCGGCAATGCTAAGGTGTTTGTCAATGCTAGGGTGTTTGGTAACGCTCAGGTGTCCGGCGATGCTAGGGTGTCCGGCAATTCCGAGGTGTTTGGCAATGCTCAGGTGTTTGGCAGTGCTAAGGTGTTCGGCAATGCTTGGGTGTTTGGCAATGCTAAGGTGTTCGGCAATGCTTGGGTGTTTGGCAATGCTAAGGTGTTCGGCAATGCTGAAGTGTACGGCAGTGCTCAGGTGTTTGGCAGTGCTAAGGTGTTCGGCAATGCTTGGGTGTTTGGCAATGCTAAGGTGTTCGGCAATGCTGAAGTGTACGGCAATTCTCAGGCGTACGGTAATGCTAGGGTGTACGGTTATGCTCAGGTGTATGGCAATGCTGCTGTTCAATATAGGGTGCCAGTAATGTCTGGACTATCTATGCATACTATTACAGTGCTGCACGATAGAGTTAATATCGGTTGTGAGTCCCATACAATCGCTGAATGGGTGAAAAGGGCTAAAGAAATAGCAGATAGGCATAATTACTCTACCGACCAATACGAACTCTACCTTGCATTACTAGGAACTGCAGAATTACTTCAAAGAAAGGTACTTAATAATGGGAATGGGTAAGGCGTCACGAAACTATATAATAATTTGTGACAGCGACGGTGAGGTAGACGGCAGGGTGACCGTAACCGACCGCAAGAATGACAGAAAGACAGTAGCTAGCGGCAGTGTTGAACTGACCTGCACCGGCAATGGCTACGTCGTGTGGATAGGCGATAACCGTATTGTATTGGACTACTGTAATATGGCTGACCTTCTGAGTGCAGTCGATGTACTGCAGCTGGAGGACCGGGAGAGGGGAAGTGTTGGGCTAAGGGCTAGGGGCACCATCTTCAAAGCAGCGGGCACTATAGGATAGGGGGGGCCTGACTGCTAGTGTGTGGCTAGCAGTGCAGACCCTGTTGTGTGTGTGTACTTTGGATTATACTCATTCTTAACGGAGGCCGTCAAGCTATGTTCGCTAGTTGTAAGCACGTGTCAGAGGTACTCACCTACCTTCGGGGTAACAACGTGGAATACTACAATATTTGCAGCAAGAAATTCAATGTTGGTATTATTCTGTACAGTTTCACAACGCCTGACCCGTGGACAGGTGAGGAAGTAGTGGCCAACGACAGTCTTCGCTACGACATTGAAACAGGGGAGGTGTTGCCGTGAGTTTCGCTGGCATCCTGCTTATATCCTACGCTGTACTGGGTATTATTATTCTATTGCCCCGGCTCAGGGACTACGACAGAACAATCAATCAGGGTTATCCGCCCGGTCAAGAAGTCCAAGTAAATTTCTGGACCAGAAAGCCTACTCAAGTTTCTGGTATAATTACCGATAAGCAAGATAGGGGGAGGTAATAATAACAATGACTGACAAGATACTGGGGCGTAATCTTACAGGCGACTTCCATACTATGATGGTAGCCATGGCTAACTTCAGGCTAGATGAGATGACAGATGCAGAGATAGTTGCCCTCTGCCCGAAGGATTACGGTGACGCAGTGACTGACGACCACCTTAACCTGGTGTGGGACAAGCTCTACACTGAGCTAGAAAGGCTGGATGATATAGAGCTACTCAATATGTATGAGAATTATCTGGATATTATTTTTTTTAAACAAAATGACGAGGAGCAAGAATAGCAATGGCAACATCCGCTAACGACATGACAGTGCTGGCTACCTACCTGCGTAGCATGCAACTCTACTACCACCATGTTCACCACCATCTGAAGGGTCCGTCTTTCTTTGCTGACCATGGGCATGCGGCTGACAGTTATGCCGCAGTGGAAGGGCAATTCGATAGCGTGGTCGAGCGTATCATCGGCACCCACGGCTGCGACACTCTGGACCTGAACGACATGCTTGCCCGTGTTTCCAAGTACCTGAAGAATGCGCCGGATGTCGAAGCTGCATCCATTGACTTCTGGCGGCATGCCCTCAAGATGGAAGCAGCTCTGCAGAAGATGGCTGAGGAACTGTGCAAGGGTGCAGACGAGGCAGACAAGCAGCTTATTAGTACTATAAGTGATACTAGTAAGGCACGTGGTTACCAGCTCAAGCGCCGTATTGGGGACTAACAAATGTCCTTTTGTGTCACACATAAGGTTGCCCTCACCTTGGTAACTAGTGGCATGCCTGTGCACTGGGAGTCTGTTAGGAATCCCAATCCATCCGGCAGTTGTCCTATTTGTAGAGGTATGACTGACGGTCCCGAGGCCCTGAAGCTGGCAGTAGATAAGTGGGTTGCAGCTTGCCAGTTGGACCCACAAATTCTTACTAAAGATTCCAGAAAAGATTCCGATAATAGTACTAATGGGGAGGAGAAGACAATGAACTATCAACAACAGAAAAATAACTCACAAAAAATACGGGAGGAGAACAACCGAAAGGTAGTAGCCACGCTGACTGGCGGCAATAGTATTCCAGGAAACAACAAGCGCACGAAGAAACAAAAACCCAATCACCTTAGGTTAGTCTAATAATGAGAAACTTTTTAATGAAAACAATCGCTGCCTTCAGTTTAACGTGTATCATTAGTCTCTTCCCAGCGTTCGCCGGTCCGACTATCGACATGACGGGCTCCCGTACTGTCCGCATAAGTGGAGAGGTTGGCGGTTCTATTCTGTCTGTTGCATCCAACATAGAGAGGCTTTCCGCAGCGTCTTCAGAGCCAATTAATATTATTATTAACAGTCCAGGAGGCAGTGTTCCTGCAGGTCTCCAGTTAGTCGAGGCCCTTCACATAGCTAAGGCCCGCGGCGTTACGGTACGTTGTGCCGTCACAAATTTGGCTGCAAGTATGGCCTTTATTATTCTGTCGGAGTGCAGTGAACGCTATGCCCTGTCTAATTCCCTGCTTCTATTCCACCCGGCTCGCGCTATGCTGATGTTTGCTACGCTCAAGGCTGAGGATGCACGTTACATGGCGGAAGAACTTGAGGCTATCAACTTCGAGATGTGTGACCGGCTGGAACTTAGTATGGGTATTGCTTCCGCAAAGCACAAAGAATGGTTCTCATATCACTACAAGAATGAAACTCTTTGGACTGCTACCCGTCTGGTTAAACAGATTCCTCAACGTAATTGGATTACCATTGTATCTGACATCAAGACTGACAAGGCCCTCTTCGGTGGGTTGAATAGTGACGGTAGTGATGAGGCTTCCATTAGTGTATTTCTTCAAAGCAGGAGTACTAAGCAATGAGCAAAGGAAGAGCAAGGATTGTAGTACGTCTTTCGGGCACGGAGATGCTAGCGGTTCAGGCCGCAGCAAGTGTAATGCAGGTAGACGTTAAGCGTCTGGCCAAGATAGGACTTCTTAAAGAGGCCATGGATATTCGTAATAAACTGATTGCTCAGATGAAGGAAGAACACGCACGTGAAGAAGACACTGGTGCAGCTCTATCGGGAAGCGAATCATCGGGCATTTCGGGCAGTACACTGGTCGAACAGTCGCAGGGTAGCGACAATACTGGGGCCCAGCCCTGACCCACTGGCATACGTTGGCTACTACGAGGGCTCTAAGAACATAGAGCTCTTTCCGTCCGAGGCATTAGAGTGGGTTTCTCCTACCAATTTTTTTGCGGAGTAAAATAGTATGGCAGATAGTGCAAGCAAATTCGACCGAGAACCAGGTAAGGAAAAGGTAGACCTCTCTCTTATCCCCAGCGTGGCTGAGCAGGCGATTGCACAGGCAATGATGTATGGTGAGAAGAAGTATGGCAGGTACAACTACTGCAAGGGACACGAGGCTAGTCAGCTAGTGGCGGCAGCAAAGCGCCACCTGGCTGCATGGTTTAACGGTGAGGACAATGACCCGGAAAGCGGAGTCAACCACCTCGGCCATGCCATGGCAAATTGTCTGATGATTCTTAGACAGCAGGAACTTGGAACCCTCAAGGATAACCGCTACCGTCCAGCAATTGCTCAGAGAGCATACAGTGTGGACGAGAGGACCGGTGGACTTGAGACGGTACCCTACTACCACGGCAGCGATAGCTCACTTTGGACACAGAAAAAATGAGTAGAATACAGAAATTATTTGAGGCGGGGACGGCGGCACTTGTGGCCGCCCACGCTGAGCAGGAGAAGACCAAGCTAGGTATTCTTCGCGCCGGTAATACGGGCCTCCTAACTGCAGACGGTAGGGTAATAGGAAAGTGTGCCCGGCTTACCTACCTCAGGTACAAGGGAATCACCGTTGAAGAGGCTGACCACTCCCGTGAACTCATGTTTGCGGCAGGCAGGAGTAATGAGGACAGCTGGCTCGAAGTGCTTCGGGCTGCTGACCCTACCCTTGTCATAAGGAGAGAGGAAGAGATTCCGATTAGCTGGCGTACCCCCAGTGGCGTACTGGTGACTGGCCGTCCCGATATTGTAATAGGCCGTGAGAAGAATGGTGTGTTCGTGCCAGAGAACGGCATTGAACTGAAGCAGGCTAGCTCTCTCTGGACCGTGCGGGATGTAGGCATTCAGATGAAGCCAAAGATGCTTCACCTTATGCAGGGTGCCCACTACAGTTGGCAGCTAGGTATTCCCTTCGAGCTTTGGTATACGAGTCGTGCAGACTTCGCTGTGATGGGCTGGGCACAGAAGAATTTTCCCAGACCTGGTGAGCCCGGTAGTGAGAGATGCGAGTACAACGACAAAGGTGAGATAAAGAAAGTCCTGCCGTTTGTACAAGGCTATGAAATGGAGTGGACTCCGAAAGACCAGATGCGCTACCGTCCGGTAGGCGATGGGCCGTGGACTTATACAATGATTACCAAGCAATCCATTATCAACTACTTCGATACCGTGGCTACGATGGAGGCCACTAACAAGCTGCCCCCCGCCCCTATTAATATTGAGGCTGACGGACAGAAGGGCGGCTACTCTATCTGTAACTATTGCCCGCTGTCAGCAACCTGCGAATCCTACGGAGGTAACAGCGTCAGCGAATGGACGGCTAAAGTTCTAAAGAAATTGTCCGATAAGTAATTTGTCAGGAGGCATGGTGTCTACTGACAGACAAACATAGCCCTACATGGGCAGGAGGCGAATCTCATGCGTAACAACTCTAACGTCCCGAGCCGTGGTCCAGCTACCCAACGCTCTGCAGCACCGGCTGCACAGTCAGGTGGCCAGGCTCGCGTACTCCCTCAGTATATCCTGAAGTTCAAGGATGCTGACGGTTCCATCAAGACCCTGACCGGACTCTTTGAGTCAGTGTCAAAGAAAGGCCAGACCTACTTCTCAGGTAAAGACCGTGAGAGTGGAGTCACCTACTACGTCATGACCAATGACAAGGCAGCGAAGTAATTCGCATGTCAAGCCCAGCTAAAAATAACTATCAGTATGGCGGTTATGGTTCCTACTTCTCGGAGATGGAACGGCTGGGTCAGTACGAAGGGTTGACGCCAAGGAAGGCATCGACTCCTCTTACATTCCATCCAACTCAAGGGGCTCGCGTCCATGCTCGCATCTCTGGTAGTTACAACAAGTCGGAACATTCCGTTCAAGCTTCTAACTCCAGTGGTAGCCCCGCCCCGCTTAAGCAACCTTTCCATCCTCGAAGGCAGCAGTCCATCTGACCTGTCCTTCATCTTTACTGAGCGCATCAGTCCTACCGACCCAATGGCCCTCGACGTGGAGACACGCGGGGGCGACCCTTCTGACCCTGACAGTCAGGTGGTAGGCGTCGGCCTGTCTGATAGTCGCGGCAGTGTATACATCGACATTGTATCAGCAGCACCAGGAACCTATGAATGGCTACTGGAAGAACTGCTGACAAACAACATTCCATTAGTAGCACACAACCTATTCTTCGATGCAAGCTACGTCATGCGTGACAGCGGTGGCAAGTGGCACAACTGGCAGCACTGTACCTACGCCCTCTATAAACTCCTTGCTACCGAAGGATTCAACGGCCAGAAGTGGGGCCTGAAGAACGCACAAACTGACCTGCTCGGCTGGGAAGAGAGTAACGAAAAAGAATTGTCCCAGTGGCTGGTTGACAACGGCTACGGCACAAAGATAGTAGACAGTGAGACCGGCGAGACTATCCTTCGACCGAGCAAGGGTGAGATGTGGCGGGCACCCGCTAGTATCCTGGGCCACTACTGTGCTCTCGATGCTGACAGTACCTACCTTCTCTATACACAGGTACTACTCCCCGCCCTACAGAAGTACAGGGTACTACAAGAATATGCTGGTCCCGTATATATGGATTACCTGCAGATACTCATACAGCAGCGGTTCTCAGGTATAGCTATTGACCGCAGCAGGCTGCTGGACTACGACTGCCAGCTGGAAAGCACAATCGCCCAGCTTGAGAAAGACTTCCTGGCCCACCCGTCTATCGCCCCACTGATTGCTGAATGGAATCAAATGGTAGTAGACGAGCACTTGGCCAAGGAGCCTGAACGCTATCTCAAAAAGAAACTAGGCAAGGAACCAGCACAGTATAAGAAGGATGGCACTGTCTCTACTAACTGGCTGAAGTGGAAGCAGAAGGCTGACGCACCGCTGGTCGAGAGTAAGAACTGGCTGAAGTGGGCCCTCGCTTTGGATGAACTAAAGAAAGAACAGCACTTTAATATCAATAGCAATCAGCAGAAACAGTGGCTCTTCTATACTAAGCTAGGTAACGCGGTCACACTGACCACAGAGAGCGGCCAGCCAGCCACCGACGAGAAGGCCCTGAAAGGTTTCGGTGAGCCGGGCCGCATCCTAATAGGGCAGAACGAAGCAGTGAAAGAAAAAGGATACGTTGAGGCCGTGCTCCAGCATAGTAAGGGCGGCACCCTACATCCAGCATTCAAGGTACCAGGCACACTGACTGGTAGACTAGCAGGGGCAGGCGGTCTGAACGTCCAGCAGATGCCGAAGAGCAAGGAGTTCCTGTCCTGCTGGGTAGCTAGGCCAGGACATGTGTGGGTACAGATGGACTTCACTGCCCTTGAGCAAGTGGTGCTAGCTGAACTATCCCGGGACCCAGCCCTTTGGAAACTCTATGGTCCGGGGGCTCCGAAGAATGACGTCTACCTATTCACTGGTAGTCAGCTCCCTAAGATAGGAAAGGTTATACAGGATGCTGGCTACGACCCGAATAGCCCCACTCCCGAAGGTATTGCTAGTGCCAAGAAGCAGGCCAAGAAGGAGCGCGGAATAGCAAAGGTAATCACGCTGGCCAGCAGCTACGGGGCTGGACCGGGTAAGATACATCAGACCCTACGTCTTGAGGGTGTGCCTATCTCCCTTGAAGAATGCAGGACAATTCATGCCGGCTACTGGGAACTCTATGCTGGTGTCAAAGAGTACGAGAAGGAACTACTCCGACAGCTCAATAACAATAACGGCTGGGTTCTCAATGGGTTAGGTAGACCACTGGGTATAGCCCCTGACCTGGAGAAGGATATAGTTAACCGGGTAGTCCAGAGTACGGGCCACGATATTCTAGTGCAATGGGTTACCATCTATAGTAGAATGTTACAAGAAGCAGGCATCCCTTTTGCTCCTATTATAGCTGACCTGCACGACGAGAGTATTATAGAGGTGCCCGAGTCTTACGCTAACGAGGCCCTCTGGATACTGACAGTCGAGTCCATGCAGGTTCTCAATAGGCAACTGGGAGGTCGCATCCCCTTGAAGGGTGAGGGCATGGTTGCCCACTGTTTAGCTGACATTAAAATAGAAGGATAGTGGAAGTGAGAGCAGAAGAAGCAAAGAAGTTGGCACTAACTAAGCACGCTGAAAAGATTGCAACGCAGTACTCCGAGATACTTTCTCACATACAGAAGCGTGCGTCCGAAGGCCACTTGCAGTTTATCTTCCACGGCTACATGTTCCCCGAGAATGTAGAGGCCATGAAGCTGCTTGGCTACAAACTTATTAATGAAAAGGGAACGGACTCTCTTCTCATAAGTTGGCGGGAAGTTGCATTCCCAGACAGTTCCTCCGCACTTATAATCTCCCAGTAATATTTCCCCTCAAGTACCTCCGCTTTCTTCCGATAAGGGAGTAGGAGGTATTATGTTTACTACACCCCCCGGTCCGACAGTATATTTCGATGTCGATAATACGTTGGTCTATTCGCAGGCGGAGTACCCGCAGGCGGAAGGACCAATTGCCCTTATTAATGACAGAGCTTGGATAGTTGAAGAGAAGCACGTAGAGGCTATCAGGGACTTCGCTGCCCGCGGACATACTGTTATTGTATGGTCAGCCGGGGGCAGTGAGTGGTCTCGCAATGTGGTAGAGGCACTGGGTCTATCTGACCTGGTGTGGGCCTGCATGGCCAAGCCAACGTGGTACTTCGATGACTGTACTGCCAGTTCCTTCATGCCGGAAAACATCCAGTACTATAAGGGGCAGAGGCAAAATGGTACGTAGTATTATAGCGGTAACTGCTGCTTTTGGTTTTGGTTATTTCATGGGATTTATCGTCGGGAACATTGCATATGAAGCTGTATCAACTTTTGAGAAATGGCATAGTAGTAGCGGAATCGGACAGCATCTTGAACTTGATGTTGATTATTGACCGAGACATTTCTACCGATGAGGCGGAATATGAAATCAAACCAAAGGAAGAATAGTAAGCACACGCTAGTTGCCCTATTCACCGCTAAGCACATCGTAGGTAACAGTGACCTTGTTAATGATTTAGCCATGGAGAATAGGCTACACTTTCTAGATGAGGCAGTGCGTCAGTTTCTTTGGGAAAGAATCGTAGAAGAGTTAGCCTTGGAGTACGTAGTTAGCAAGAAGATTCCCCGACACCGCAGGGTTATCAAGGTTATAAAGGACGAGATGGCTGCACTATTCGAAGGCAAATATGACGAGGAGTTTCAAATCAAGTGGTAATACTAGTCAGGCTTATTGCGTGGATAATTATTGGTGGTGTATTCCTAATGCTCCTCTCGATGTCGGATAGGATGACGTGGGTAGAGGGCCTCTTTGCTGGCTTTCTGGCTGGCGCTATCTCCGGTCTCCTCATGCGTCTGCTTAGAGACTATGAAGAAAGTGAGTGGGATAATGACTAAGCCTATGACCAACCTGGAGAAGCAGGTATCCAAAGTCATCCCTCAAATACTGGGTGGTAATGTGCTGGCTATCGACCCGTCCTCCGGCAGCCGTAATAGTATGCCAGGCTACGCGGTCTTCCAGGAAGGTGTACTCATTGACAGCGGTTTCATTGAAGTAGCCCGTGATAGGGAATTCAATCGAAAACTCTATCTCATTAGTCAGACACTCCGCGAAGAGTTTCCTACCCCGGACATACTAGTTGTGGAATTCATTCCGCCCTTCATGAAAGGTAGCGGCTTCAGTAAGAGTATCGTTTCTTTGCAGAGGGCAATCGGTGCTATCATCGGTAGCATTGATAGGCCACTGGTAGAGGTGCCGCCTATCACCTGGCATAAGCATGTTCCAAAAGATTATCAGAAGACTGATGAGAAGGACGCTATCATGCTGGGGTATACTGCCATACTCACTGCATGTCGGCTATCAGAGAAGCCCCTACCCCTACTACCAGAGAAGGTGATGCGTGAATCCTCTAATACGTGAGACAGTGGAATACATGTTGGAACGGCTTGACATGCAAGACGGAGAACCTGCCGGGATAGAAGTGTTCGTCAGCTCTGAAGGCCGTACTGTGTGGGGTCTCCTACCGGCAGATTTGCATGAGGCTATCGTTCAGCTTCACTCCCTGATTCTAGAGGAGTCGGGAGATGAAGAAGAGTGACTGGTATGTCTACCTTATTTTCGATGGACAACGGACTTATGTTGGCAGTACTACTTGTGTTACTCGTAGGCTACGGCAGCATAATGGCGAAATATCTGGCGGCGCGAGGGCGACGCGGAGGTCGGCAGGTAGGTGGAAACTCTTATGTTACCTTAAGGGATTTTCGACGCGCAGCCAGGCTTGCCGCTGGGAAGCGCTGGTCAAGAAAAGAAGTAGGGGACGCTGGCAAAGAAAGCAGGCGATGATGAATATACAGCTTGGAATATGTCCGCCTGGCAGGGTAGAATATGAAGTACCAGCGAGTCTCGAAATATTTATTGAAGGGGAAGTAGATGAGAAAGAATGACACGGAAACCATTCTAACCTTCTATGAAAAGGGTATTCATGTACCTAGTAGAACTCTGTCCCTGATTGGAGAGATAACCCAGGACTCCGCTGAGGACATCATCAAGGGCTTGCATATACTCGGTAACTTGAACTCTGACCCCATCACCATCATCCTTAATAGCGAGGGCGGGGATGTTAACCAGGGCCTAGCTATCATGGACATGATACGCAGGCAGTCAGCTCACATTACAATTGATGTCTACGGAGAGGCTTGCAGCATGGCCTCAATTATATTGCAGGCTGCTGACACTCGGAGAATGGCTCCTACCTCCCGCCTTATGGTACACGTGGGCAGTGAGTCCTATGATGACCATGCAAGTATTGTTAAACGCTGGGCAAAATATAATGCTAAAGAAGATAAGATTTGTTCCGACAAGTTACTAGAGAGAATCAGAGAGAAGCACCCCGACTTCAGTAGAGGACGTCTGAATAAGATGCTTGAATTTGATACCATTCTTACCGCCGAAGAGACGGTTGAACTAGGACTTGCTGACGAGGTTATACTTCCATGAACATACGACTTGCAGGACTGGCCCTTCTTATAGCTCTCGGTTTTGCTCAGTGCAAGAGTGTAGAAGAGAAGATGCAGCCTTGCGACCCCGGTAAAATATATCCGGCAGTCTACCCACCAGTGTGTGAGCCTGTTCCACAGAGGCCACAACCTGCCCCCTGCCCTAAGACAACCCGCCTGGGTCTGCCCTACGACAGGATAGACGAAGCTAACTACCAGCTTGCAGTTCCTCGCTGCGCCCAGTTGTTCCCGGTCAGCCCCTGCCTTAAGGTGTTCGCCAAGGTAGCTGACTATACTTATAGGGCTATCTGCGGTGCAGCGGACGGCATGGGTAAGCAAGAGTTTACTGATTGGAAAGACAGGAGCAAATAAATATGATTAGTAACATTATTAAATATATAGGAGTTATTTGTGCAGCACTTGTTATTGGTTATATTGTCGGCATTAGACAGGGCAGTAAGCCGGGCGGCGATAGTACTAGTAGCTCTATCTCTGCGAATAACGAGGTTGAGAAATCGACTACAACCACCACTGAAGTCATCAAGCCCGATGGAAGTAGAACAATCAAAACAGTTACAGACACCACCAAAGTCAGCGACAAGAAAGAAAGCAGCAAGGTCACGGTCACGCCGAAAGAAAGGCCGCGCCAGTTCAGAACAACGGTTGCCGTCAGACCAGAGTGGAAGAAAGAACTCAAAGGCCACCCTGTTGTCGCGGTCGGCAAGAGACTCTGGGACAGCCCGGCCTGGGCGGACGTCATTGTAGATGTTGACAGAAAAGAAGTGGCTGTAGGTATATCGTTGGAGTGGTAGTAGAACACAGCCGGGGGGCGGATGGATGGAACGCATTAACAAAAAGGCGGGGATGCTGGATTTCTTTCCAGGCGTTCCCCGCGCTATTCAGATACAGGCACTGCAGCAGATTGAAGAGAATTGGGATAAGGCTGACGTATTCGTCGTCAACCTCCCAGTAGGGGCAGGCAAGAGTAGGGTGGCAGTAACCCTGTCACGCTGGGCCAGCAGCATGAGAAAGCTGGGCTCTTCTATCATCACGCCTACTAATGTCCTAGTTGACCAGTACAGGACAGACTTCCCCAAGCTGCCTTCTCTCAGTAAGAAGGATAGCTACACCTGTAATTTCTCGACTGACCAGCACAGAATAAGTTGCAAGGATACGCACGCCCGCAGGAAGAAACACTGTAGCGACTGTCCCTACGTCAAGGGTATCAGGCAGTCTCATGCTGTCCCTTATGGCATTTATAATAATCACATCTACCTGGCACATAAGCTGTACCGGGATATCCTTATTGCTGACGAAGCCCACAACCTAGTTCGCGTCCTGCAGGACAGGGCAGCAAAAGTTTTCTGGCACCACGACTACGGATTCCCGGGTTACGTCAGGGACTACGGGTCACTTCTCCGCTGGCTGGAAGCTAACCCCTATCTGGATGAGGACCCGAAACTCCAGCTTCTCCACAAAGAATTGCAATCAGGTAAGACTCGGTACGTGATTACCCGAAGTAGTGAGCTCTATCACGGAGAAGATAGGGAGTGCATTAAGATGGCCCCTGTCGATGTGAGGGACCAGCCCCCACTCTTTTGGCCGGGAAGTAAGGTACGAAAGGTAATTTTGCTGTCAGCCACCATTGGACAGAAGGATGTCGAGCAGCTGGGTCTCGATAAGAAGAGGGTGTACACAGTTAATGCTACCTCTCCTGTCGATGCTGAGAGAAGGCCAGTCGTTGTACTGTCTACTTGTAGTATGGCTTATGCACAGCAGCAAACTAATCTTCCTGTTCTGGCTGAGGCCGTGCGCAATTTGTTGCGCGACCACCCGGAAAAGGGACTCATTCATATTACCTACTCCCTTGCCTCTATGCTCAGGCCTCTCTTAGCTAATGAGCCCAGGCTGCGCTGGCATACACGGGAGAATGCGCGGGAAGTTTATACGACGTTTAAGGATGAGCCTGCTAGTACAGGTGCTGTCCTTGTGGCGAGCGGTATGTACGAAGGGATTGACCTCCCCTACGATGCAGCCCGCTGGCAGGTGATTACCAAGGTGCCCTATCCCTCCCTCGCTGAACCTGCAGTCAGGTATCTGGCTGACAGTGACCCTGAGTGGTACGCATGGGAGACAGCCAAGTCAATTCTCCAGGCTAGCGGCAGGGTAGTCCGAGCAGCGGACGACTGGGGTATCACTTACATTATTGACAGTACATTTGAACACAGACTCTACCGGGACCACTCTCACCTCTTTCCGCAGTGGTGGAAAGAAAGTCTGGTGTTCTCATGAGATTAGATGCCAACGACTTCCAACCGATGGTTGTATTCTGTTTGCTGGAATCTACTGAAGTTATCTTCTGCTATAATGAACAAGAAGTTGCACGAAGAAATATAGGTCCCGGATACTGGTACTACTGGATAGCCGGTAACGGGGCCTGCTGTGTCAAACAGCTCTACTAGCACTCAAGTTTCTGAGAAGTATTCCGATAAGACAGAAAGGAACAGGCGGCGTGGGAAGCAGTTGTGTGAGGGTGCATAGCATCCACCGTAATTGGCTAGCAACACAACAGGAGACACGCAGTTATATAGGCGGCGGGCTAGACGTAGCCGATTCCTTCGGGAGTGAACTCAGTGCAATCCGTCATGTATCGGCCTGTGGCCGGAGTAGCGACCGGCCCTGTTCCCACAATAACTGGTCTCCGAGTAGGCAGGAGGTAAGCAGTGGCGGTCTTCGACCAGCGGGTAGAGCAATCGAACCCGGTAGCCAATGAAGCACATTCGCCAGTATTCACCAAGCAAGGGGTATCATGAGCAACAAGACTTGGGATTTCAAAGAACAGATAGAGGTAGGCAGTCGTGGGGAGGAACTCTTTCTGGAGTATTATCACCAGCCTATCGTTGTATATCCCAAGCACGCGGCAGACTTCCAGGTCGTTAGTACCGGAGCCCTTCTGGAACTAAAGACTGACACCTACAATATGGAGAAGACTCCCAACTTCTTTATTGAACGGTGGAGTGACATCACTAATAAAAAGCCCGGCAGTATCTGGCAATCCCACGGCAAAGGGGTTGAGATATTCTGCTATATGTTTGTCCGACACAATACCTACTTCGAATTCACTGACCTCCCAGCACTCATTAAGCGTCTCGATAGTATTACTAAAGACATGTACATGCACTCTATTAAGAATCGGGGATGGATAACTGGAGGATATCGAGTCCCCCGTGAGGCACTGAAAGACCTATATAAGCAATACATTTTCGAGGTGGAGGAGTAGCGATGGGTAACTATATCACCAAAAAATTGTCAGATTTCTTTCCCGTTAAAAATTGTGACAGGTATCAAGTATTCATAGAGTACACCGATGGCACGATGTCAAATGACAAGTACTGCCTGGGCTGGGATTTAGAATCTGCCTATGAAGATATGCTATTCCGAGGCAAGGCCGGGTATTTTAACAAGGTACTACGGAGTGACGGCTGGACAGAACTTAAGACAATAAAAGCCTATAAGTTAGGTAGCGTAAAGGAATAGTAGCAATGGGCTTCATAACTGTAGACCCTCACATCACTGGACTGGTATGGCTCTGCCTGCTTATTATTGCCTGCGTATTTATGGCCTATAGAGAAGACCCGGTAGTACACAAGTGCCGCGGTTGCCACGGATGTAGGAAGCCCTGTGGAAAAGAGGAGGGTAAGAAGTAGCAGTGGGATGGATAACGAGCCGCGATAGCGGGATGGTGGAGGGCATGCAGTGGGCTGGATAACCATCGATATACGTTGTGAAGAGTGTGACCTGGTTACTGACATCCTGATAGACAGGGATGAGCAGGGCGGAACCTGGGGCTGTCCTGACTGCGGCGGCCCTATGAGTAAGACCCTCAGTGCTCCCAACTTCACCCGTGCCAGCTATATCGACGGCACCAAGCGTAAGGGATTCCAGGAACACAAAGAGATTGCCAAGTTGGAAAGCGAAGCGGCTGACCTTCCCCCCGCCAAGAGGGGCGAGATACAAAAGGCAATAAGCCAACTGAAGAAAGTGGAGAAGAGAAAATAATGACAGAAGATGAGCATGATGGAGCCTGGAGCTGGCCTTATTACTCCTCTTCAAAATGTCCTAAAGATTATCATAAACCTGCCGATACAGGTATGAGAGTATCTTATTGTAAGAAGTGTGACACTAAACTTATATTCGTAGACTGGGTCTGGAAGGAGGCAGAGAATTAATGAGTACAAATGTTACTGAAGGCGCGATTGGGGTTCTGACCAAAGAGCTCGACGCTCACCGCGAAGAGTCCTACAAGGTTATCGACAGCCTTACCCGCGCCCTCATGGCCCTAGATGCCAGGCTGGATGTTCTAGAAACTGAATTGGATATTATTGCTAAGAGACTGAAGGACAGTCCACCTCCACGCAAGGACACTGAAGGGAAGGAATTGTGAGTATGCCTCCTATGTACGCCTGGGAACACCAGGAAACCAAAACAATAGTAGAAGTAATCCGCACCTTTAATGACAGTGACGTACCTCCTACTGAAGAAGAAGCTAAGGGACTGACTGGCAAGTGGGAAAAGATTATTGGTGGCAAGCAGACGGTACTCCGCGGACGCAATTGGGCAGGTAAAGGAAATTGGTAGTAACTGCTGAATATTACAGAGGAGTATAATACGATGAGCGATGAACCAAAAGGCCCGAAGAATAATGTTGTAGACTTCTCCAAGGCCAGTAAGGGTAAGGGAAGTGGTAGCGGAAGTGACGGCAGCAGCAGTAGTGGACGGAATCTATACTACGCCGTGCAGGCAGTAGTTGCCCTGGAAGAGGGCGAGAGACTTATTCGTCTGAAGTACATGACAGAGACTGGTTACTTGGATATCCTTGGTATCATGAATCAAGTGCAGCTACACAATAAACGCAGATTTCAAATTGTAGGTGCCATAGCTGCCGTTGGGGTAGTGTTGTCCCTGACTGGCGTACTACTAACCGTGATTGCACTTTGGTAGGAGAACACCGTGCCTAAGAGTATATTAGAATTTGAGTTACCGGAGGAACGAGATGAGTTCCGTCATGCGCTTAATGCAGTGGCTTATATCGCTGCTCTCCAGGAAATCGACAACTATCTCAGAGGTAGACTCAAGTACGAGGAACTTGACCAACCAGTCCGAGACGCCCTCCAGTCAGTCAGAGACTTCCTCCACAACGAAGCCTGCGCCGACTTCAATCTCTGGGAGTAGTAGTACAATGCTAGCCCTTAATACAGCCGGTCTCTCTCTTATAAAAGAATTTGAGGGGCTCCGGCTGGAAGCCTATCAGGACATCGTTGGTGTGTGGACAATCGGCTACGGGCACACAGGTCCCGATGTAATCAAGGGTAAGATTATTACCACTGATGAAGCGAGTGCACTGCTTGCTAAGGATGTAAGTAAGTTTGAAGTTGGCGTCAGGAAGCTGGTTCCCGCTAACTGTACAGTCAATCAATTCTCCGCCCTTGTTTGCTTCTCTTACAATGTGGGCCTGGGTGCCCTGAGTAAGAGCACTCTCCTCAAGAAGTTTCGAGCAGGGGATACTAGTGGCGCAGCAGAAGAATTTTTGAAATGGAATAGAGCCGGTGGTAAGGAAGTAGCAGGACTTACTCGCAGGCGTGTTGCCGAGCGTGCGCTCTTTCTTTCTTGACTCCGTATTCCCAGTAATGTACTATTCTCTATACCCCCTTAAACTCCTGTCCAGTCCCAGTGGCTGGGCAGGGGCCAACACCTAAGAGGTTCATGCAATGTCAGCTCTCGTTAAGCTCAATCTATCAAGCCGTAAGAGTAACTACCTGAAGATGGACGTACCACCCTGGGTAGAAATTACTAACACTAAGTCAGCCTTGGGTATCCAGATTGGCAAAGGCGTTAAGGTAATATCCCAGTCCGGAGACAACGCTGGCGACACGTTAGAGGGCGAAGTTATCCCCGCTAATAAAAGGGTTAGCATCGAGGCAGGCACTATTAGCCCCCAAAAGTTCCAGGCCATTATTGAGTGCAATCCCACACTACACAAATACGGTGTCGTTGGGCACCCAAGAATCGTGGAACCTGGTGATACTGCTGAACTTTCTATTCAGCTTAAACTAGACAAGCAGCTGGACCTGTCAAGTATCGATTGGTTCTTGCGCATCTATATGATAGACTAGGAGGGAGAAATAAATATGCAGGACGTGTTGACGAAACTGTGTAATGAAATATTGGATAAGCTGGTGGACCTTGAAAGAAAGGCCCAGCATGACGTGGTGTACTACCAGGGGGCGAGAGAAGCAGTGATACTTATCGCCTCCGAGTTCCCAAAGAAGTTGGCGGAAGAAATTGGACGACAGCAGCAACCAACCACCAAAGGAGACGGAAGTGAAGGTAGTTTACCTGAAGTCCGCTCGCAACGAGCAAAAAGACAAAAAGCAGACCACCCGGCTAAATAAGCCCAAGAGTGCTGCTGAGAAAACTATAGACGAACGATTCTACAAACTTCTTGAGGTTTTGGAAGAACACCAGGAACGTATAGTGAGATTAGAAAATAACTTACTATCCCTGGCCAAGATTGTTAGAGCGATGCGGGAAGACCTTTCCTTCGTGGCTTCACGACAGCAGACTCCTCCTCAGCCTCCAGCCCCTCCAACTGACGAAGAATAGCATTCTCTTTCTCGTCAACCACTTCCCTATCAGTATTCATATCAGGTACCGGGCCTTCCTGCATCTTCTGTAGGAGGCGGCGAATACTTGCTCTCCGGACTTCCGGCCCCTCTTTCTGGGCCGCACTGTCCTTCTGCGATATCTGCAGTAACTTATTCTTGAACTCAGTATTCATGGTTAGCGTTTCTCCCAGGCCTCTCTAGCCTTTTGCAATAAGCGATTATCCCACTCGTTCTCGGTGCGGTCTACAAGCATTTGAAGGGCCTCGACAATGATGGCCCTGAGGAATGTTTCAGTTAGAAGTGCAGTGAGCATGCTAAGCAGCACGCGTACTGTAGTCAGTCCTATTGTGTGAAGTATTGACACGATACTAATCTCCTGCTGGGTCAGTCAGCATCTCTTTGTAGTCTTTAGTAAACTGCTTAATATCTTCGTCAAGCAGGATAGAGCCGCCCGTGAATGTCTCGACAGCCCTGCCTAGGGTAGTCTTACTCTCAGGCTTTCCGTAAATGGCAGTCGGGAGGTCTGACCCTATAAACTTAATGAATGAGGCACCCGGAATGAATGCCATACCACTATTAAAGAATCTCCAGAATTCGTAGAGGTCGGCTGTAGCTGCGGCCTTGATGCCCTGTCCTGCTACCTGCAACGCTGGAGGAGTTATGCCACGTGTAGTCATTGAAAGAACTGAAGCAGCCGGGGTCATGCCAGCAAGTTTCTCCTTACCGAACATAACATCAGCTATCTGGCTTTCGCCTGGTTCAGGTATGAAATAGCTACCTATAGACATGGCAGCAATCAGGGGCAGGAACCTACGCGCAACGAGGTCTGCACCGCCTTTGAGCGCTCCACGTTCCCTTAGCGAATTCACGGCATCTCCCCACACGTTGGCAGGGTATGTAGTGAAAGTAGAGAACAGTGGCCCCATAAAGCGGGCAGCCTCTGCCTGGTTGAGTCTATTATAATCGAACATTGTCTTAGCCACAAGCCATCTTTGTGTAAGACGCTGGACTTCAGCTGTATTATTAGAGTCTACTGCCTTACGGACAGCAATACGGTAGGACTGGTCCATCTTACCAAGCAGTGCTAGAGCGCCGGGTTTCTTTTCCATCAGGTCTCTGGCAATATCTTGGCCCACATCTAAGGCCACGAATCTGTTGATACTTTCAGACTTCTCAAAGAAATACATGGCCAGGTCAGTCCACTTATTAATAGCGGACGTTGTAGTTCTAGCTAGGGCATTCTTATCCAGTGCCTTATTAAGGGTAGTAAAGGCTTCATTTGCTAGAGAGCCACTGCCTCCCAGGGTATTCATTACGAAGAGGGAAGGATTCCTGGTAAGAATAGTTTCACCTGCAGCGTAAGCAGCACCTGACCTGGGGTTCATCTTATTGAGGTAATCTGCCGTTCTCTGGGAGAGAGTTATTTCCTCGCCAGTGCTAAGTAGTTTAGCAAGACGGAGATACCCTTTGAATACATTGGCTGAATACTGTACCCCAACTTCAGGAGCCAGGGTGAACGTAGCACCGCCAAGGTTATTAACGAATGAACGAACACTGCCACCCAAGTAGTAGGGGTAGACACTGTTAAGCATATTAGAAAGTATCTCTGGGCTCTCAGATAAGTAAGTCAGAGCACTGTGGGATACACTGCCGGGGACAGTCTCATTAGCCTTTTTCAGGGCCCACACCTGTACGGCCTGCGTTACCTCTTTATATTTTGCAAGACCAGTGCCGGGTCGAACACCTGCCAGGTCCTTAAGGGCGTTAGTTACCCAGGCTTCTGACCTAGCATCACCTGCCCGGCGAGCCACTTCCTGCACACCTTTGAGGCCGTCTACAGTTTTCTTATAGTAGGCTGTTCTATAAAGGTCGTAGGCATACTTCTGTCCTAGTTTGAATACGTTATTCTCTAGGATAATCTCAGGAGCACGCAGCTGTCTTTCCATGGCACTGCCTGCAATCTTCTCTGTGCGGGCACCCAGGAAGTCAGCGTTATCCAGACTACGGGTAAACCTAAGAATGTCTTCAATGTCTACCTCCTTACCCTTACCAACAGCCTTGCCGAGTAAGTCGCCCTGACTGAGGTAATCAATGGCGTGTAGAAGAGTGCCGAAGGAACCAGCCCTAGCCTGGAAGTTATCAATAACCTTCTGTTCGGTGGGGTCAATAGCCTTTTTAGAGAATATCATTAGAGGGCGTATTTCCTCTTGGTACTCTTTAATAAGGGCACCCATAGTCTGCTTAGCTTCGGTACTAGGATTGCCTACTTTAGTGGAGAACTGCTTCTCAACGTCTCTTGTAAGGGCATCTATCTTGGATATTACAGTAGCATCATCAGCGAGTTTCTGCGGGGCATAAGTTTCAAGAAAGCCCATCTTAACTGCTGTTCTATCTGTTCGTGTAGAAGCTACGTCTTCTCTGATGCTGTCAAAGAATTCCCGCATCCTAACAACGACGTCAGCCTTTTCTTTTTCCGGAATGAGTGCTCGTATCTCTTCAGGAGTTGTGGCCTTCCTGAGTACGCTGGTTATCTGGTCAGGAGCTATGCCTGCTTTGTTAGCCTCTTTTATTATTCTATTAAGGGATGTTTTAACTGTGGCCGTAGTAATCTTAAAGGCAGTATCTGCCGTAGCAAAGTCATCCAGGATGCGTACTGCATCTGTCTTGAGGGAGCGGTCAATATCAGCGGCTGCGTAGCGGCCTGAAACAGTGAGGTCAAGGGTACGCTGGGCCTGCTTACTAAGTTTACTACTGCCTTCTGTGGCTAATCTACCGAGCTCTTCTGGTAGTGTCTGAGCCCGTCTAAAGGTAGCGTAGGTACTGCCAATCTCGTCCCCGAAAATGGCAGCCTGTTTGCTTACTTCATCCACTGCACTATTGAGGCTGATACCTGATTTACCGGTAACAAACTCACCAAATTCTCTTACTTTGGCAGCCTTACCTAGCAGCTCTTTTTGTGCTGACATAAGGGGAGCAACATCGCCGCCCTCTAAACGAACTTCTTTAATTTGTTTTCTAACAGATTTCAAATCGTCTATGAGACTGCCGATACCTTCTTCATCTTTTATGAAGGATACAAAGTCATCATCTGCTTGCTTAGTAGTAGCTAGTCTCTGTTCAATTTTGCCTGACAGGTCGGCTTCGGCGTCCAGGGTCTTGAGGCCGTCTTCAAGTTCCTGTGCTATCTTAGGGGATACTTTGCGGAATGCCTGAGCCGCACGGAATGCACCAGCAGCGCCTGCACCAATGACGCCAGGAAACAGCGTACCTTCGGCAGCACCTTGTAGTTCCTCTCCCGTGCGAGACCTGCCCACACCAAGAAGGGCACCGCCTGCTGCACCTTCAATGCCGCCAGTAATTGCTGCCCTGGCTACGGCCCTCTTACCTGTTTCTTTTGCTACCTGCGGTAGAATAGCCCTACCAATCGGGGCTGCAAGAGAGGCACCGCCGGTCAGTACACCTATACCCACGGCAGGAATAATGCTTGTAGCAATTTCTGCTGCGACCTGGGTGGTAGTCTTTCGGTCTTCAATAAGTTCACGGAGGTCATCCAGTGCTGCTTGCACCTTTGGACTGCTTTGAGAGAGTACGTACAGTTTCTGTGGGAGTTCAAATGCCAGGGCTTTACCCACCTCACCAGCCAGCTTCTGAGGGATAGCTGCCTGCGGGGTTTCCGGGCCTGTAAAACCAGTGAAATAAGGGAGTGCATTCTTAAGAATGTCTACAGATATGCCCCGACGGGAAGCTATACTCTGCAAATCATCATCACCAACCTGGCCCTCTTTAGCAGGTTTAGCTACCTTGTAAGCATTCCAGGGACCGTCATCGCCTGCGGTGGCAGCGGCAGTTGGTGGTTGACTAGGCTTGGCATAAAGAGACCAAGGACCCTCCTCTTGATTGGTAGAAGAGGTGTCTACCGGAATGGCACCATATTCAGTTGGGTCAAAGTCTTTTGCCATACTTCCTATGCTTCTGATATTATTTTAGCAGTAGGTTGGTCTTTTAGCAACTTTCTAAGATTCTTTGCCGGTACCTTAAAAAACATACCATTTACGTTAACGAGGTACACCTTGGATGCGTCGAAATTAGCCCAGTTATCTTTTACTTTCTTAAGGTACTCATCTGGTGTCTTATTTATGGCAGCGGCCTTTTCGGCCATTTTACCCGTAGTCGCATAATCCTTAGCGCCAGGAAAGCCCAGAAAGTGAATGAGTAGTTTGGCGTCAGCTATTTTGGATACGCCCCGTTGTGTGGGGGCCTGTTTACTTGCAGCCATAAGCTGTGTAGCTTCCGGCTTCAAAACATTATGGTAGTAGTGTCTGGCAAATCTTTCCTGCAGCTCAGGATTCTTCTTGAACTGCTCCTTAGTTACCGGCTCTCCGGCAAACTTACTGATAGCATCGCCCCACTGGTTCCAGAGAAACTGGTACTTACCAACGGCACTACTATTAGGATTCTCAGCCTCATATGGATTTTTAGTACCACCGGTCTCTACGGCAGCGACGCCGTAAAAGAATCTATCTACCTCAGGGTCTGGCTGAATTGCCTGTCCGCTCAAAGTTGGAGCAAACTGAGGTTTCTGATTCTGTCTATAGAGTTCCCAGGGACCTGACATTACTGCACGCGTTCCCAGCTAGCGGGCTGTGTGGGGTCTCCGCCCTTGAACCGCCATTTACCATTCCGCTCAATAATGGTACCTGGTGCTGGTCCGCCTGCTGGAGCAGCGGCTGCTGGCTTTTCCGGAGCACTCGGCTGCTGGACTTGTGGTATGAATTGTTCCAGACGGGAGTAGTCATTAATGCCCTTTTCAGCGACATCAAATGCTTGCTCAATCTGCTCAGACGACATACCTGCAGCGACCATTGCCTCTTTAGTTGCCTGTATATTCTTTTTATTGGAACTAGATTTAAGACCTTCGATAGCCTGCCTGAGTTTGGTAATAGCTTTCTGCTGGTCTTCAGTTCGTTCTTCTTCTTTTCTCTTGGCTTCTTTCTGTCTGGCCTGTTCCTGCTTTTCTTCAGCCCTAGTGCGTGCAGTCTCTTCTCGTTTAGTTGCAGCTTCTACGCGGCGTTCGTAGGCCTTTTCAGCCCTTTCTTCTCTTCCGAGTTCTCTTTCTTCACCGCGGATATCTTTAATTTCTTCCTCGATACTGCCTAGTTTAGTGCGGTATTCCCGGTCAGCAAGGAGATAGTTGCTAGACCAATCCTTGGGCCTGAAGTCCACACCGGACACTGCGTCTCTGCCGGTATTCATACCGAACCAACCGGCGGCCAGCTGGGCCACTCCCTTACCAATAGCATCAATAAGTTCGGCGTTAGCTACACGGTTCTTATTTTCCTGGTATTCTTTAAGTGCTTCTGCTTTTTGAGCTCTCAGTTCATCCAGTTTACTTTTGAATACGCTAGCTTCTTTACTACTGCTTTCTTCGAGAGAGCTACTAAGAGGGGCTGCAGTTGCTTCAATAGCATCAGACTTTTGTTCTGTCTGCGCACCGCCGGCTACTTGTTTTTGGAGGTTTTGTATACGCCCGGGCAAAGAAGATACGTCTTCCATGCGGCCTGTGGGAGTCGGGGCCATCGGTGTGGTGCCTGTTGGAGTAGGCCTGAATTGTGCAGACTCTACAGCCCTCACTACTTCAGGGGTTTCCATTTCCTCTTTAGCCTTTGTCTGCAATCTACCTAAAGAAGATGCTTGCTCTGCTTGCTTTTTTTGCTCAAGCAGCTCTTCAACTGAAATACCTTTTTCGTCAGCTTCAGCCTGCAGTTCAGGTGTAATATTAATAGCCATTTTCTTTTTCCTATGCTCCTTCTGTACCCTGGACTACTTGGCCAAGTCCACTGCCTACTTGAGAGCCGATAGCCGCGCCAGCAGCTGCTCCTATGGGAGTACCCATCCCCAAGTAAGCCCCGGCTCCTGCGCCAATAATAGTAAAGGCACCTTGTATCATAGCGCCCCGGTTGGCTCTTTTAGCTCTTTCTCTTCTTTCTTTTTCAGCGGCTTGCTTCTTGAGGTTGGCAATGTAGAGACGGGTCTGCTGGTCCAACTCCTGACCCTCTCTCATGTAATTCTGTTCCAGGGCCTGCTTCAGTTTAGCCTGCACTGTCTGTAATATCTGAAGTCTACGCTGAGATTGCTGGCTGATTGTCTGTTCAAATTTGTCCAGGTCAGCCTGTGTCTTGGCTTGCAGTACAGCAAAGTCTGCCAGCTGTCTTTCATTCCAGATAGTCCTACCGAATTCATCCTGCTTAAAGGAGAGTTGCTGGTCGAGGAGATTGTCTTTAAGATTGCTGTCCAGCTGTGCTAGCTGATTAGTAAGGGCGCGGTTGCGCTGGGTCAGAGCCTGCTGTCTAGTAAACAGTTCCTGATTCTTCTGCATCCTGTCTTCTTGCAGAGCCATCTGCCCCACTTGAGCCAGTTGCTGACTATTCTTCTGAGCAGTCTGTACCTGGATGGCACCGGACATTTGAGCCTGCTGAGCACCCAGCTGCTGTGCAGCCTGTGTAGTGCCTGCTTGCTGCGGGGCCATACTAGCTATAGCTTGCTGCAGCTGAGTAGTCCTGGCTGCCTGCATACCCTGCGCGATATTATTATTCACTACAGGAATGCTGCCAGCTAACTTATTAAGTTGGTTAATGCGAGTGTTCATTATGTCTTACTAGCGTAACTAGCACCGGCTTGTATGAGTTGATTAATTCCACTGACTGTCTGCTGGGCTGCTGCGTCCTTAGCCTGCGCCTTAGCTATTTCAAGGGCTGTATCAATGTCAATTTGGGCAAGCATCTTATTGAACTGGGCATCATCGGCTTTAAGGAGCATACGGAAATCAAGGTCAGAGGACATCAGGTCAATTTCGTCAGCAAATACCGTGCGCTGCAAGGCTTCCTGAAAACCTACAGCACTTGTAATTCTATCACGGGCTGCAGCATTTTTCAGCTGCATAAGGTAATTCTGATTGGAGAGCCTGAGCTGGAAGCCTAGTTGTTCCACCTTGGCTCCCTGTTTAGCTACGTCAAGTTGCTTGATATTACGTTGGTAATCTTTCAGGGCAGCTTCTACCTGACGCTGGTACGTTTCTTGCGAGGCAATGTCCTGCTCATTAAGTTGGGCTGTCTGCTGTGCAAACTGCTGCTCAACTGCCCTCTGCTCCTGTCCCTGCTGCCGAGACTGTAGGCTCGCTTGCTGGGCTACTTCAGATAATTGACCACGGGTAAGCTGGTCCTGTACTTGTTCCTGAATGTTAGTAGCGCGGGGAGCGGCACCCGGAGCGGTAGCCTTACCTGAACGGGCAGAAAGAAGATTCTGCGCCTGCTCAGTCTGCATGCCAGTAGGGCCTTGTTGCCGGAGTTGTTCGAGGAGAGTAGCCATGTTATTGTACTTTATATCCACGCAAACTGGTTTCTGTGGAACTATATCTATTTTCTACTTCTTTTTCTTTTTCAGTGATTTTTGATGAAATAGAATTTTTTTGAGCATTCAAGCTGTTATATGTTGCGAGCGTTTTATCTGCATAACTTTTAGCCTTAAGCCACTCATCCCTTGTTACTCCCGGACGTGGCCCAGATTGACTTCCATATGTTGTAGTTTTAGCCCTGTAGGCAGTAGCGGCTGCGTCTGACTCGGCCTTAGCAGTATCAACTTTAACCGATACTCTATCAAGTTGCACTTTAAGAGGGGCTGTACTAGATGTCTTTTCATTAGTTTTACGAGTAGAAATTTCATCCAGCTTTTTATCTACTAATTCATTAAGCCTGGCTTTAATGCCATCTCTAACTGCCTGATTGGTTGCCGGGATAGTATCTTCGTCAATAGCTTTATATAGAAGCTGGATACCGGACATAACATCCTCATCGCTGACTTGCTTGCCTCTATAATAGTTACTAAGATTTGATGAGATATTTTTTAATATAGAATCAGTTTCAGAAGATATCTTTTTATCAACAAGAGATTTAACTGCAGCTGAGCCTGGGACCCCTTTATCAATCATTAACTGCAGGTCTTCAATAGAGGCATTACTCTGTTCAAGTTGTGTAATTTCATCACTCCCAATCTTACCGTCAGACAGTATGTCTTTAAACTTAATGTATGTCGGGTCAGACTGGGCGGCGATTATTTTGCCCTGCAGAGAGGAGAGCAAATCTGCCCCACTCTTGATGTCGTTAGCTCCGCCCACCAGGTCCTGCAAAGATTTACCGCTGAACATATCCTGGGCACGGGAGTGTATCTCAGAAATACTATCCATCTTTCCGTCACCGTCAGCATCGAAAATCTTGAGAACTTCTAGCTCCTGCGGGGTGAGGTCGGATACCAGATTAGTATCATTGATAATTCTGACTTGCTCTAGTAGCTCATTAAATCCTGACGTACTTATCTTGTCGCCGAAGACAGATGCAACTATGCCTGAGACTGAAGCACCGTCCCCCAGAGCGCCAGCCAGCTGCTCAGAAGACTGTATGTAGGACGAGTAGCGAGCAATGCCAGCCGGGTCCAAAAGGCCCTTTTCTTCTAACTCAGCTTCAGAGAGTCCGGCTAGGTAGGTAATATCGTTCGGCCTGTCTGACATTGTATTAAGAAGACGAGTAAGGTCCAACTTAACCTGATTGGATACTGTGGTGTTCGTGGGACTAAGGGCTGAATAGATAGCCGGGGGAGTTAGCGACGTAGTAGACGACTTCCAGTTCTGCCCAAAGAGAGTCTGCATAACATTGTCATTAAGACGTTCGCCGCCAGTAGCAGGGGTCTGCAGCTTGGCATTGTTCTCAATCGTAGTTGCTACAGCCTGAAATCCCGGGTCAATCTTGCCAACAATGTTTTCGAGAGCAGTCTTATTACTGTCTATCCAGGTTGCCAATTGTGGGGAGGCCTCTCTTATGAGGGCAGCCCTATCTGGATTCTTCAAGTAGTCATTAACAATAGAAGCCACACCCTTGTCTGACAGCAGCTCACTAACAGTGTAGTCCTTGCCAGCAATGGTGACAGTATTGATGTCGTCTACTTGAGCGGCAAGGTTACTAACGTCAGCCTCTGCGGCCATTACGCCAGTGGCACCCAGTTGTTCCAGTTGTCTACGTGCGGCCTCTTTCTCGGCAGCACCTACGTTAGGGTCATTAACTATGCGAAGGAGTGCGCTGGTGCGGGAATACTCCTCGGCCTGCACCTTCTGCACCTGGTCAGTAAGTTGCTGTATGGTAAGAGAGCCTAGGTCAGTCTCTGGAGGAAGTTTGAGAAGAGCCGCTACTTCGCCCCAGTTTGTAAAGCCAAGGTCTTCTGGGGCTAATTGGGAAACTAGAAGTTGGTCAGGCATACCGCTGGCAGCGGCCTTAGCCATCTCAGTCTCAGCGTTCGTCAGATACTTATCTTTAATGTCAGCTTTGATATCATTTATGGAAACATCAGCAGAGGTGCCGTAGCCAAGCAAGGGAATAAGCTGAGCGTAGACATCGTTACCACTGTCATCCTCATCCTTGCCCTGACCAATGAGACTAAGAAGCTCGGTAGCCTTGGCCTTATTTTCAGGCGTGAGGGTATTAGGTAACTTATCGTCAGCCACCTTAAGTACGGCAGAGGTAGTTGGTGCCGTTTGTAACTGCTTAACGGCTGCAGCCTGTACGCGCTCCTCAAGGCTATTGAGTTGCCCCATACTCTTAGCGCGAGTAATTCTCTCCTGCTCTTGTTCAAGGAGAGGACGGGAGGCTTGTAATTGACGGAGGTACCCTGGTAATTCTTGTTGAGGGGTGAGGGATAGGCGTTGAGCCAGACCCAAGTTAGCACTGCTGCCAGCCATCTTAGCTTGACTGGGCGTACCACCAAGGACAGCAGTTTCAAGAGGCTGCGTAGGAGGAGCCTGTCTACCTGCCTTAGCAGATAGGCCTTGTAGCTCTTCAGCACTGGAGCTTACTGTCTGCCCACCAAGCTGGAACTGGGATTGAAGTCTGTCGAGAGGTGATGCCATTGTTGCCCTTGAGGGACCCCAGCCCTGGCTAACCAAGGCTGGAGTATTGGGGGATTATAAGAATGATACTATTACTGACTGAGGATGTCAACTACTAGGTCCGAGCAGCTGAAGTACCACTATGTTCTAGCGGCGGATGTTATTCCCTTATCGGTCATGCCAGCAACACGTACACTTACTTCAGTAATTTCAACAGGTTCATCAATAGTAGAGTTAGTGAAGCGTACTTGCAAAAAGACTAACTTCCTGTTATCAATAGAGAATCTAATCGTTTGCACCTTTATGGCATTAGCGTCATTCAGGCCATTAGTGTTATCCGTCGGGCTTTCCAGCCGGAAGTTGTCAGCATCCTGGAAGTTGTCCGTTAGGTCAGCAGCCGTGGAGAGAGCAGTACCGCTGGCATCTTTCAGGACGCGGAACTTAGAGATAACATAATGAATAATTTTCCGAATACCGCCATCACCAAAGTCCATAGCCCGAAGCGTAGCCTCAAAAGCTATGGGTTGGTTATCATCGCGGTAGTCAGTATTATCGCCAGCCCGGCGTATGGAGTATACACGGCCATTGGTAGAGGCAAAGAAGGCATCGCTGAAGAGGTTACACCAGCCGATGGCGGGGGAGTGAGAGTACCGGCTCCAGGCTCCAACGCCACCCTGATACTCTCTAACGTGTGAGTAGACCAGAAGGTCTCCCGGAGACGTGCCCCCATCTAGCGGAACGGCGAGCTTATATTGGCTGCCAGTGGAATAGTGATGACCGAACGCTAGCTCAAGGGCATCACGGTTAACTCGGTTCCGCCAGACTCTTTCTGTCTTTCTTCCAACATACTCTACTGCCATGCTGCGCGTCAACTTGTATATGCCGCTTTCATTGGCGAACATAATACCATCGCGAGTATTGGCGATAGAGTGCGGGGCTGTGCATCCCAGGCCTTGTGATTCAATGCGCTGCACCGGGTTACGGCCAGCTGCTTTCTCAGCAAGGTCTACTAGATAGATACTATTAGTTTTGAAAACGACAACTACACCGCTACGCAGGGCAGCACCGAAGGCCGATTCTCCGAAGAAGGGAATGACGCCGGTAATCTGCTGTCCGTCAGCACTGTTGATATCAATTACGCTGACTGACTGGTCGGGGTCAGTTGTCGTCACATTGTCAAACAGTTCAGGATAGTTGGTGTAGGAGGCAAGAAGGCGGCTCGGGTATTTGTAAGAGAAAGTGCTAGCCGATTCACCACTGGTTTTCTGAACACCGTTTACGAATACAAGGAATTCAGTAAAGGAGGGCAGCTGCAGCTCAGTAATTGTAGGTAGCGATTTCGGCTGCGTAATAATAATCTGGCCGCTGTTGTAATCCTGTCCTGCTCCCGCAATTAGCCAGGGAGTAAATCCAGCAGTGCGACAGAGACGCTGACTTGCGCTGATGGCGCGAGAAAGCCTATCGACTACGCGGTTTTGTATAAATTGACTATCGCCTGTGATACTGCCGTAGTTATCATCAAGCTCAATCCATACAGGAATATCATTAGGGTTAGTAGCCTTGACTGCAGTATTAAGTTCCCAGCCGTCGAGGGCCGGTACATAAGAGGCACTATGCGTATGGTTGATGGTAAAAGTCAATGTGTTACTACTGGCTACTTGCCACCAGCCAGCATATTCCAGGCGTATCTGGTTGTGTGGTTCCAGGTTACCTGTACTGCCACCTGCACCTGTAAGATTTATTACAGGAGTGCCAGCAATAGCAGCAGCTAGGGTAAGGGCTAGTTTAAGGCGGAAAGGAGTAGACCCAAGTACAACATAATAAGTACTAAGGGTAGTTGTCCCACCTGGGGCATTAGTGGAATAGAGAACCACTCTTTGGCCGGTCGTGTAATTGTGTGCTACTGAAGCGGTGTTAATAAGTTCATCATTAGTAGCACTTACACTGTCAAATGACCAATCAGTCTCTACTGCGCGTGTGGTCAGGTAAACCCAGTTACCTGAGGAAAGACCGTGAGGTGCGCTGGTTGTCACTGTAAAGGAGGTACCGGCATTGTTGGTTACCCCGGTAATAGTGAGGGCACCAGTACTGCGGAATTCGTAGGCCATCCTATTAATGTTGTCAGTAGTTGTGCCGCTGTCCGTATTATCTTTACGGAACAGGAATCTCTTGCCATTGAAGTTAGCCGCAGTTAGAGCTGCGCTGTTAGCTGGCTGAAGGATATTAATGTCCAGTTGTGGGTCAGTTTCCACGTTAGCCAGAATCAACTTATTGGCTGCGCTGGTGATGTACTTGCTACGCAAGGGGCCTGACCACCTGGTTCCCAGTTCACTGCTAGAAAGAACACTGCTTGGGTCAAGGTCAGTGAGGAACGAATCATCCTTAGTATCAACAATGTCCACGTAACCTGTATTGGTGCCGTATGGAAGTGGTACAGTAGATACCAAAAAGAAAGGAGCTGCCTGGTCAAGCTTGGTACGGTAGACTTGCAGTTCCAGTCTAGCGTAATCGTAGTTATCCCATGCAGGGAAGCCAATAAGGCGAATGCGTATCTGAGACGGGTGCTCAATAATTACAGTGTTATCTTGATAGCCAGTTATAGCACTAATAATAATATTGTTGTTGGCATCAATAGCATTCAGGCGGAAGTAGTAGCGATAATAAAATACGTTAGTAAGGTTATGGGAACCTGCACCCTGATATGTAATTGTCTCTGCTACGTTAATGTAGGCTTGTGTAGGAGCGGCACTGCTGCCTTCTGTAATTCCAGTTATGGTATAAATATTGTGATTTGCTGTATCATATATTTTTTGTCCCTCAGCAAACCTTCTTCTATCAGCATAATTAATAACAAAGTGACTGGTAGTTCTTGCCGTGCTGACAATGGGAGGATTGCTAATTATTATCTTACCCTGAATGGGCATAGTGGACGGGTCTTCATCCACAGTAATAAATGCCTGAGGCTGCCACCTGGGAAGTCCGGCACGGTAGATACTATTGCCGTCCATCTTCATAACCTGGTCCTGGCCGTTAGTCAGGTAGAGGTTATCAGATGACATTGTACTTCTTATGATAGCCTGCTCTCCGTAGCCTTCGGAGGGAAAGTGAGATACATAGGTCTGCTGCGCAACGCTAGCTGGTGCCTCAATAGGAGACCAACGCACAGGGACGCTCACGGATATCTGATTGTTTTGCTGGTCTATTAGAGTAGTCTGTTCATCCAGCTCAATTGTTTTACCGACGAGGGTAGCGGTGCCTGAGCCGCTTATCGTACTAGCTACCGTGATAGCAGTAGGGGATGGGATGTCAGTAATGGTGTGCTCACCGTCCCATGCACCCGCTTGCGTCAGCAGTATTTTCTGGCCTATTCGCAGAGCAAGAGTGGAGAGCAGGGTAATAGTAAGAGTCTGTCCGTCCCCGCTAAGTGCTACGCTCTCATCTGCCGCAGGATTTACATAGAGAATACGGATAGCCCTGTTAAGACCATTGTATGTCACCATGTCCCCGCGGACAATATTATCTATAGATGGTATCTCATTAATTGTGCGAAGTGGTAGTATGCAGCCAGAGCGACTTGCAACTATGGTGAGACCTGCAGGCAGTGTGTAGGAAGTCATTACATTGCCTATGACAATTACGCTTCCTGAGCTGCTAAGTACAACAAGGTCGGTACCATCCCCAAAGAGGTCAGAAATAAGTCTATCGCCAGCAATGAATGAGGAGGTAGCAGCAAGAGTCAGACTGCTGGTGAAAATGCCGGCTAGAGCTCCGCTGTCAGTTTCATTGAAGTCAGCACTATCCCTGTTAGGGTTTGTAACACGAATAGTAAGGGTGTTAGTCCCAGGAGTGACAGCAGTAACAGTGAATGTGCCATCGTTTACTCTCCAGCCAGAACCCGCTATAGTAATCTGGTCATTATTAATAGAGAGGGGAGTGCCTGTAACAGATAGGCTGGGGGTACTCAGGACGTACTCAATGGTATTACCGCTTATCCAGGTAACACTGGAGACACGTGCCCAGTTCTCTTCACCGCCAGCAAACTTGAAATAGCCAGCTGTCCTTACCGGAGAGTCTGTCAGTCCCCAGAAAGCTGGTGCCACCGTCTGCGAGGCTGGAGTTATGTTCACCCTATTTCGTAAATTTGGGTAGTAGAGAATGGGACTGGGCAGCTGATTAGCAGCAAAGATGTTACCACCAAGGCCAGCTATAACCGTGCTTGCTGCAGAGGACTTATAGCTATCGATGTGGTTAACCCAGCCTGGTCTGGATACTACAGGTGCTGTTCCGTAGATTTCTGAGTGGTCAAGACCCCAGATAGTTAACTGTGGCCTCTCGTCAAAGATAGCGCCACCTATGGTATTGTGAGCCGTGACACACAACTTATTAGCCGTTATCCTTAGGTCTTCCCAGTGTACTACAAAAGTAGCCTGGCCGGTGACTGTATAGTAGTCGGCATAATCCTGGCTATTAAATCCGAAAGTCATGGTGACCGTTCGGCTATCTGCATCCTGTTCAATCTGCTCAGGAATAACTTGTGTCAATAATCCAGTCGTAGCATTCTTGACGTATACGCTTGCGCCAATGAAGTCGGTAGAAAGATTATTTATAACCAGAGTCTGATTAGAGAACGCCAGTGATTCTTCAAATTTATTAGCTACGTCAACCGCTGTGATAACAGGAAAGACGTCAATGGGTGCAGGGCCGTTGTTGGTTAACACGATGGTCACCTGGCCTGCTGTATTGATTGTCACACTGTCAGGTATTACATTGATAAACGATGTGCCGTCGTCCTGCCAGAGCTCAACTTGTAGGTTGAAGTTAGGTTGGCCGTGTGTAGCGGCGGAGACGTTGATAGTCGATGTTGTGCTGGGAGCAACAGTAGTCAGGCTTGGGGCGATGTAGGAGCCTGCATTCCGCTTGGAGTAAGTAACGAAAACTGGAAAAGAGTTACCTGTACCGTTGGTGTAATCAATCGACATGTCATAGGTAGTCTTGTTAATAGTTATGCCGTCAACAAAGAATTGACGATTACTATTATCTGTGGGGTGCGTCGATTCGTAGAACCTGGGAAGAAAGTAAGGGGTACCCTGACCATGAAAGGACGCTGGGATTGACAGAGTCCCTGTACCGGCAGGTATGCTAAGGGTGGTATCAAGTGTAAAACCTGTGTAGTAGTTTACACTGTCTCCAATGTTATCGAAGTCCCCGCCACCTGAGGTAACAGAGAGCTTCCCTTGCACGTAGATAGGAGAGCTGCGTACTCTGGAGAGGTCGATTGAGGTGAGCGTAATTGCGTTATCTAGGGTGAAACAGAGGTCATTGCCGGAGTAGTCCACACGACTAACTCGGACTGGCAGATTGCCAGCGAATCCCTGGTAGCCTACACGTTTAGCAATGTAGCCTTCTGCCTTTGGGTCCCCGTTAACCAGGTCTTCCACAAAGCCAGGCTTTACAGCATTCTCAGCTGACTGCTGGTCAATGCCGCTACCCCAGTCATTTTCACTGATGGTATTAAACTGGTAGGCCACTAGAGGCTCCCGTTACTTAGCTGGTTTCTTTGCTGGCTTCTTTTTTGATTTGCCTGCAGCAGAGAGAGACGCGGCAATCGCCTGCTTCTGGGGGTAGCCTTCTTCCATCATTTTCTTGATGTTCTTGCTAACTGTTTCCTTGCTAGAACCTTTAAGGAGTGGCATAGAATTACTTCTTCTTTCTAGTTTTTACAGGCATGGGCAGTTCTTTGAGTAATTGACTGCGGGGAACTCTTTTAACGCTGACTGGCTTAGCGGCATCACCAGCGTATTCCTTGGTGGTGATTTCCTGAGTTTCCGGGTCCAGCTCTCTGGTGGTGTAGTATCTCGGACTTTCCCAGATGGTTTGTCTTTTGATGTTCTCCGGGAAGGGCCTATCCCTTTCTGGAACATCCGGCTCACCGGCAATCATGAGAGGTATAGCTTCTCCTGGCCGCTCTTTCATCTGTTCCATCTGGTAGTCAGAGATTTCTCCGGCCTGCTGTGGGGTGTAGCCTTTTTGAACGGCACCTTCCTGCAACCTATTCTTGAGTCTACCTTTGGCCGTCTGCAATTCTTTCTTCTTGCGAGCAGTCTCTGCTTCGCCGGTAATCTCTTCCTTGATTTCTTTGAATTGTTCGCCGGTACCAATGGCCAGCTTCTTCAGCAGTTCCGCTCTTCTTTGCAGGTCTTTCTTATCCATGTTCAGCAATTCCACTTGCGCAAAGATTTATTGATGCGGCTATCCGGGTCGTTAGCCGTCTCCTTGCTGGTCAACTTCTTCTTCATGCCCTTCATTCTGGCGCAGAAGGAATTCCTACGCTTGCCGCCTTCCGGCTGGGGCTTCTTGAGATTGCTGCCAGTTGCCCGGTTGTAGGCCTTGCGCCCTTTCTCGGACAGACCGCCTTCAGGATTCTTGTGTTCCTTCTTGAACTGGAATCCCTTCTTGCGGAGCTTCTTAACTGTTTCTTTGCGGTCTGACATATTTCTACTGCTGGTCAATTATTATTGAAATAGCGTCTACTTGGGACTTGCCAGTTTCTATTGCGCTTCTGGACACGCAGGAAGTTCTCTCTTCCCACCCAGCTACGTTCCACAATCTTCTCAAGTTCATCGCGGACCTTGAGTTCAATGTCAGCCGGGCCACCCAATTTACGTTGTATCTCAGCTACAGCGAACTGTATGAGGTAGTTACTGAATGGTTTCTTGAATGCTGGTATACATGTACCGTGAATAGTACAAATGAAATCGTCCGGCTCCACTGTGACAGGGAGAGCACTTTCAATTGTCTTATTGAGCACTGTACTACGGGATGGGCTACTTTTGAAAGTAATCTTGTTACCAACGATACTTTGTATTTGCATCGTGGCCTTGATGTTACCAGTCTGCCCGTCAATGAGGTTGACGTAGCTGTTCAGGTCATCCATAGCACTGGTGAGGTCGGAACCGATGCTGTCTACAATAACGTAATTCTGGGCCTGATTAACAATAGTAAGACGGCCTTGAGGAGCAACGAGTACTTCCGGGTCTTTAAGATACCAGATACGCAGTGGGTAAACTGCAGTTGGTGATGGCAGCAGTCGGAACTTGGTGCCAATCACTGTATAGTAGTAGGGGACATTCGTGCGGGTAGGAGTTTCGTAGAGGGTGATATCACGGTAGTCTATACGCTTGATTGGGTAGTAGACACTAGTAATATACACTTCGCACTTTTCAATGCGCTGCTCGAAAGCATCTTCCGGAATGTCGTACTCGGACTGGCCTGCAGTCAGTTGAAGGGACTTGTAAGCAAGCAACGGAGCTTCGTAGTGCCGTGCTAAAATATTAGCAGCGACATCCTGAGCCCTGTTGAGTGCGGGCAGAATATCCAACTCATCGGAGACGTTCGCCCGGTTACTTTCGTCAAGCAAACTGCGTACTTCTTCAATGAGGTCAGTGGTAGTCAGTCTACGACCAGCCATGTCTTATACCTCGTAGAGGAGTTCGAAGAACTAGGACTACTCTTCTTCGGAGGACTCTGCAGCAGCCTTGCTGACCATCATGCCACGGGCTTCAAGTTCAGCAACGAGGTCTTCATCGCTGACTTCGGAGAGGTCTGCCGACGCTTCTGCTTCCTCTTCCATTGCCATCTCTTCGCCAGCTTCTTCTTCTGCCTCTGCGCCTTCTTCCGCGAGGTCCATTTCCTCGTCGAGTTCAAGCATCGGGTCTTTCTTCGGTGCTGGCATTTTGAGTTTAGCGAGTTGTTTCATCATTGTTAATAACTTCCAATATTAAAAGTTGTGTTGTTAGAATCGTATATGCCAAGGTTAGAATCTCGTGTACGTCATTGTTAGAAGCGTATAAGGTTAGCTAGGCGAGTAACCAGGTATCCAGCTACTGCCATTATTACAGAAAGACCTATGGCCAGGCCACCCTTGACCCAGACAATGTCCGTTTCAGCACGGGTGGTACGACTTCCCAGAACGTCCAACTTAGCGTCGATACGGTCTACTTTGGCCTCTATTCGTTCCAGGTACTTGTCTGTAATGTTGCTCATGGGCGTTATACCATTTTGAGATAGATGGCCGCAGCTAAAAGGAAGTCGATGCCACTGTGCATCTTTGCAGTACCAGTGTGCATCTTAACACTTTCGCTTTCAGCAGGCAACCAATCTTTTGGGTTTACAAGGGGGTCAGTTTGCCAGAGGTATTCACAATCGTAATTAGAAACTGTAGGAAGGGAGGAGTCAGGAAAGAGGGAGGTGTCCATAAGTGTCGATAAACACTCGTTATTACGGTCCAGCATGGCGGAAAAGAGGGCATTCCTGGGGTTGCGGGCAGCCAGTTTCTCCAGTGTTTTCCGGGAGATGGGGTTGTACCCACCTTCTATCCTGGCCAGAAGTAGTATGGAGAGGGACTGGAGGTGTGCCCGGAAAGTGAGCTGTGGAGAGAGGTGATTGAGGGCCATAATGAGGCGTCCCAGGATGCCGGGCTTACGACCAGGCTTACTCACTAGCCAGAGGAGGTAGGCCAAAGAGGGAGAGAGAAGGGTACGGGATATCAAGTACCAGGGTCTTCCTATATTGCCGCCCCTGAGAATAGCTCTTATAAGGGTTCTGCGGGCAATATGTGGGGCATTGTATACGTGACACCAGAGGGCAAGCCCAATGAGCATGTCCCTACTAATGTCGGATTTGCTACGCGTTGGGTAGCAGTCGTGGGAGGGAGAGCGGAACCATTGCCCAGCTTCGCCCTCGGCGTCTGTTAGTTTGACGTTATCGCAAGCACCAGCTGCCTGTCCCAGGGCAGTGAATAGGAGGCCGTCGCACCCTGGTTGCCAATCTTTACACTGACGGCGGTAGAGGAGATACTTGTCTACCAGCAGCTTACTGTCAGAGTAGGGCGGACGCGGGCCTCGCTTTGCAAGACCCCGCCCGCTGAGAATGTACCAGAGTGTTTCTAGCATGTTAGGCGATTCTTACAGCATGAATTGAAATCAATGCGGTCCTGTTTGCTCCTATAGCCTGAACTCTAATTTTTATTGTTTCTGTAGCTTCACCTGCCGTTTGCACAGTTACGGTTCTAATTGGGAAAGTTACAGTTGTTAATTGACCGCTCGCGCCAAGATATCCAAGTTGAGTATCTGCTACAGTGTATGATGCTGACCCTTTAATTTGCATATACACGTTTGCGCCAGTTGAACCAGCCGCATCATTCAAAAAAACAGAGGCATTAACCAACCAAACACCGATTGGTAAACCTAAAAATCCAATTTCTGTTGCGGCGGCTGTTGTCGCTGTGGCCGACCCATTAAAAACAAGTTCTGTACCAACGACCCCAGCCGGAACCGCCGTCCCATCACCTGAAGCTTGAAGTAGTGCTTTTTGTACCATGTTATTTCACCTCAATACTTAATGATTCGGTTACAGGACAAGTTGATAGGACGGGAATCTCCAGATTGAGAGTTTGCAGCTGTTGTAGTCGCGTGTTGATGGCGCAAAGAAATATCCCAATCAACACCAGGCGCACCACCAAAAGTTGAAACGCCACCGTATCCGTAATAACCAGTCGGGTCTGTTGTTGTAACGTGACTGTGAGAACCAATTAATGCTGTCTGAGATGTTCCGCGAGCAGTTACAAGTGACCTTTCTGTATCTCTATTCGCTGCACCAGCAACCGTACCCATGTTGTCCATGTAACGAGCAAACCTGCCACGGAAGTCAGGCAAGTTAAACGTAGTCGAGCCATCACCTGCACCGTAGGCAGTACCGATGGCTGCAAATAGGCCCGCATAAACAGTGCGACTAACGGCGGCACCGTCACACATAATCCAACCGGAGGGAGCAGTTCCCCCAGCATAATCAATCATAACGCCAGCAGGGAGGGCCGCTATCGCGCCTGTAGCTCCAATTGCACTATTAGCCATTTGTGTTTTCCTCCTGTATTACAGGTTCTTCTTCCGCTTCTGGTTGAGAAGCAGGTTGTCTTTTTTCTTCCTGGTAAGCCTGGATGATTGCTAATTGAGCCTCATCAGTAACTTCGACTTCACTTTCTTCTGTGGCTATTCTGGCAAAGCCGTTGTCACCTATAATGTGATGACCACTTTCGCTCCACAAGTATTCGCCTGGTAAAATTTTAATTAGCATATTAGTTCCCAATAGTTCGGTTCATGTTAGGCAATCCGGATTGCTCTAATAATTGAGTTTGTCGTAAACCCAACCGAAGAGTTCACAGAATAATCAACCCGCGCTGTTAGATAATATGTCGTGTTGGCCGATATATTAACGTAGGCGTTACCTGTTTGATATTGCCCGCTTCCGGCTGTCGAGGGATATCCTTGCCTCGATTCTTGAATGCCCAACGCGTTTGTGGTTGTAGAAATGCTCAAATCAGTGAATGTCCAGGTTGCTCCTGTAGCATCAATTCCAACTACTCCCTTCAATAACCAAACGCCGGGAGTTAACGTAACAGAAGTCACTGTTTTATATGCTCCGCTAGTACCCCATGTTACCGATGCTCCGGGACTTGCTGTTAAAGTTTCACCAATGTAGCTTGTTGGAACAGTCGTACCAGTGGTGTCACCGATGACGTTCCTTGCAGAAATGCTAAGCGGAAGCGTTGCGCCAATGGCAGCTACGTCAAGTCCGTAGTTGATACTTGCCGAAGCAAATCCAGTAACGTTCGGCATTACGCACTGAATAAGTCCTGCCGCTGTAATTGTAAGTTGAAACCCTGCTGGCGGAGCGTCACCGCTTGTCTGGTAACTGATGTTGTAATTATTACCAGCACCGTTTTTAGAAAACTGAGCATTAACATAGAACTTTAAGGATGTTGTTGCTGCAATGGCAACCCAACCACTAAGTTCACCAGCTTCATAAGCGGATACGTCTTGAACGGTGGTGGTCGTGTTATTCGCAAGGCTGATTTGCGTTCTAACATTAGTTGCACCAATCAAAATACCGCGCTTAGGAGCAACATACATTGTCGTTGCACTACTTGCTATACCAACCGGTAAACTAACTTGCCCCACAACACTAGGTTCAGTAACAGTAGTTGCACCGGCAGTTAAAGCAGACAAGAAATATACTTCACCTACTGTAAGGCTAGAAAGTCCAGATACTTCCCCGGAAAGGGTTAATTCAAATGTACTTGAATCAATGACCCTGCTAACCATACCAACTACTTCAGCAGTGTTTGCCGCATCAGCTTTGGCTTTAGCGTATGTCGAACCGTTCAGATAAAGAACATCACCAATTACAAATCCGTGAGAAGCCTGGGTTACTCGGTCGGTTGTTCCACCGCCGCCAATCGAAGACCAACCACTCAGTTCGTTGTAGCCTTCAAACACATCTTCCGTATCATTGTAGCGCACCATACCTTTGAGCTGTGCGGCTGTACCAGAAGGCCTTTCTGTGGTTGAATTCCCAACCGGAAGCCGGAGTGCTCCTGTCAGGGCAGCAGTACTGCTGACGTCTTTATTAAGCAGAGTCTCAGCGGCATCTCTAGTAACTACTGTTCCGCTTGCTGGGAAAATAGCGGTGGAGTTTACTCCAGTTCCACCCCGGCTAGTAGCCAGCTGCGCTTCGCTAGTAATCTCACCTGTACCATCGTTAATGATGACGTGGTTATTACTGCCAGGAGCCAGCTTGCTCCTTGCAATGTCTTCCGGCATGTCGGTATTAGCGATGTCAGCACCGGCTGTAACTAGGCCCTTACTGTCGTAAGTAATCTTTGTTTTCGTGGCACCGGTGATAGGAGCATTCTCATCTACCTTGCTATCCAAGGCCGCCTGCAGGCCGCTAGTTTTAGCTATAGTGAGGTCCCCGTCAGCAATACTCAATTTAGAATATACAATACCAGCATTTGCTTTGATGTCGGCATTGACTATATTAGTTATAGTATTGTTGTCACTATCAATCGTCTTATTAGTAAGCGTCTGGGAAGCAGACTCTGATACGAGAACAGAGTCGGCATTCTCGGGCGGCAGCTGTACATCCCGGTCAGCTGTATACGTTACAGTCTGACTAGGCCTTACCGTAATTGCCCTTGTATCCTTACGGAGGATTATTCTAAAGAGTTCAGTTATACTGCCAAAAAGTTTCATTATTAGATTACCCTTTTAATGAGTACGGTGAGTCCGGCTCCTGAGGGGGCCTGACTGGCTGTAAGTGTTACGGTGTTAGTGTTGGTTCTGACCACAGTGTCCAGAAGGACTGTCTCGTAGGTTGTATTGTCATATACTTCGACGAGAACATTTCTTGTGCCCAGTCCGTGGGTTACGGCAATTGAAGTGCCTGAGGTCCACGTAGTGCTGTAGCCTGCGCCACTGAGATTAACAATATCAGAGACCGTTACCCGTTTCAAGGTATTACTGTCTGCACTGTCAGCTATCAAGAGGGCGTCAGCTCCGACTACCCCTGTCTTTGCCGTGGCCTGCGTTGGGTCAATTCTAAGGATATTAGATGCGGAGGCTAAGCCGCTGGTACTATTAATGAAACCTGCGGGCAGTACACTTACCGAGAGGCTAGTCCCAGTTACGTAGGACATCTGGGCAGTGGCGGTACTGGTGGCCAGGCTACCAGCTGCATCCTGGGCACGGAGAGCCGTGTGGTAGAGGTTAGTGCCTTCAGCGATATTTGACGTAGTAAGAGAAACAGTCCCAGTCTGCCCGTTAACAGAAAGGACAGCGTCAGTTGGGGTCAACAATTCTTGCCAGTTAGCTAGTATGGCGGGGTTAGTTCCAGAAAGGATGAAAGACTTATTAAGGTCAGTCCTTACCGCTACGTCCCCCTTTTCAGCAACTAGAGCAAGCATGGCTGCTTGAGAAGCAACTACAAAGGTGTCAGTAATGGCTATGGCAGGAATCTGGCTAGACGGAATCTTGCCGTCGGAACCCAGCTCAGCTAGACCGTTGACTGCCCCCTTAAGGGAGGTGTTAAGTTTGAGGGCTAGGGCATCGAATACGGCATTCTGCGACGGGGCAACATCTACCACCCCTGCTGATATGCTGTTACTTACTGCTGCCGACTTTGCGGCTGACGAGAAGTCAGTGATGGCTGAAGCAGTGTGCGTGTGCACTAGGGCCGCCTTACCAGCCAGGGCATCGAATACCACATTCTGGGAAGGAGCTATGTTAGTTATTCCGTCTACCAGCAGGTCCTCCACTGTCGCCGTTCTAGCGGCTGATGTGAAGTCGGTGATGTTTGACGCGGTATGTGTGTGAACAGAGTTAGCCTTGCCCTGAAGTCCTAAGAAGACTGCATCCTGGCTTGGGGCTACGTCTACGATGCCGCTAGTTATGGTGTTGGACACAGCAGCCGTTTTCGCCCTGAGGTCCGTGAACCACTTGTTAGTCGGGGTCAGTACTTCTAGAATATCATCTGTATTAAGAACTACACTGCCTGTCTTTGTATTGACAGACTGTACAGCGCCAACACCGCTCGGTATCTGAGTCAGCGGTACCTTTCCTGTACCGTCAAGTTCAGCCAGGCCGTTAATCGCTCCCTTGAGTGAGGTATCCAGTTTCAAGGAGAGAGCATTGAATACTGCATTCTGTGAGGGGGCGATGTTAGTAATTCCACTTGTTATACTGTCTGCCACTGCGGCAGTCCGTGCCCTGGTGTCAGTGTGATAGAGGGCAGTCCCTTCGGCCAGGTCGGAAGTGGTCTTCGTAGCCAGGTCGCTATTGAAGAGAGTACTTGTGTAGAACTTATTGATACTTCCAGCAGACAGTTCGTCTGAGGAGAGTTGGCGGAAGGATGGCTCCGCGGCGGGGCCGGAAGCGGGGCCAGCTAGCACCTGTCCAGCAGCCTGCACATTAAGAGAAGCGGCCAGAGTGCCAGAGGAAATCACTGGTGAGTTAGTAACCGTGAACAGACTGGGCATTGAAAGCCCGACACTTGTAACTGTTCCGCTGCCTGCAATGAGGGCAAAGGATAGATTGCCGCTGCCGTCAGTAGTGAGAACAGCCCCTGCTGTACCGTCGGCAGCTGGTAGGCGCAGATTCAGACTAGAGCTCTGTACACTAGCTGGTAGAAGAGTCGTAGTGTGCGCACCATTAACGATGCGGTATCCCTGTTCAGAAGATACCAACTGGTTACCGAATACAGGCGATATTTTGCTTCCTGCAATCGCTGCTGCAACATTAATGTCTCCATCTACTATGGCCCCGGGGGCGATAGAGGTCACCATTCCGGCGCTAGTAATGTCTCCTGTCAGATTGCCCGTGAATGCGGTGGCTGTTCCCAGAAGATTTGCCGTGATAATTCCTGCAGAGAAGTTACCACTGCCGTCCCGGGCAACGATGGCGCTGGGAGTATTACTGGCTGTGGCTGTGGTAGCACTGTTGGCTACCTTTCCAGCTGTAATGAGGGTAGCCAGCTTGGTGTCTGAAATGGCTGCAGTGGCAGACACTTCAGCGTCAGTGATAGGAAGATTAAGAAGAAAGTTAGCAGCCCCTGTATTTATAGTAAGGGTCTGGTCGGATGTATTGGAAGAACGGAGGGTAAGTTTATTGGTATTGTTAGTGGACAGAAGGGCCAGCGGGCCATTAATGACTGCTGCACTAAGGGGTTGAGATGAGTCACCAAATTGAATGGTGCCACCGCTGCCCGAACCGCCCACGCTATTATCTTGTGGACGTAGTTGAATGTCGCCTGATGCACGCACTACTGTGCTATTCAGGGTATTGATGTTGAAGGTAGCCCCTAGCTGGTCAATACGTTCCAGGTTGTAGCGGGCGTCAGAAGACAGGTCTGCAGAGAGGCGCAGTTTCAGATTTCTAGTCAGAGTGGTCATGCAGGGTCTCTACGGAAGGGGGGAGAGCTGGATAGCCAGCCCTCCCCGTAATGAGTAACTTACGGAATCGGTGAGCCAGTCTCAGCTGCGAGAGCTGCTGCTAGCCTGTTGATTGCCTCTGCTATGCTCTTGGGAGCCGGAGCTGCCCAGTCGCCTGCCACGAGGTCACTGAGTTGACCGAATTGGGCGGAAGCACGCTCCCGCTTGTTCGGCAACTGCTTAGTAACCTTGACAGTTTTCTGAGCATTGTTGCTTGGGTTAGACATTTCTAATTACCTCTTAGAGAGAGAAGTTCGAGAGACGACCGATAGCAGCCGGGTGCTTACAAATCAATGTGGTCAGACACTGCATGTAGCTCGAAATTTTCCGCTCATGTCCACCGCTAGCAGCTGGCTTCAGGTGGAACTCACCCATGCCACCCATCTTAACGGGTTCGAAGTCCGTCATGTAGGCTTCCAGAACCTTCTGGCCTGACTTGGCTTCCGGCAGAGCGTACATTTGCTTCTTCTGAACATATTCAGAGGTGTAGGTTTCGAGAACGTCGTTGCCGTGAACGTATGCGAACACGCGGATACCGCGCTTATTGTCTTCCACAGACTGGAAGCGGCGGTCAGTTTCACGTGATTCAATCAGGGCAGCGTGTGCTTCAGGAGCCATAGCAAGCATCTTCCAGCTGTAAGCAGACTGGCCGACGTTGATTTTCACAGCGTCCATCATTTCCTGAACTTGGCTAACGTCCAGCGGGTTACCTGCTGCGTCAATCTGGGTAGCTGCACTAGCACCGCTCATAACGATACCGTGAACAGTACGACCGTCAGCGGCTGCCAGAGACTGGAGGCCAGGCATAACTTCAGTAACAGTTCCGTAGTCCGAAATAGAGGTACGGTTCGGGATGGTTGGCTGACCAACGCGGTAGAGCAAATTGCCGGAAACGAGGTTAGTAGCCGATGCACCGGTAATCACGTTACCAGCAGAGTCAACGACTTCAAGGACGACTTGGTCCAATTTACGACGACGCTCTTTCACGCGGTAAGCGTAGAAGGAAGCTGCGCCTGATGGAAGAACTGCAGCACCAGCACTGTCAGCAGCGACCAAGAGGTCACCGAATTCACAGAAACCGATGTGTCCAGGGGACGATGCGCTTGTTGAGAGCTGGAGGGTAGCAACGCCGGAAGCGAGAGAGATAACTGAAGCAACTTCAGCAATGACTCCCGTGCCGTCACCATACATGTCAGCAGCTAAACGACGCTTGGAAGCAATCGTCTTCGACTGAATTTCCAGGGCCAGCGGCTCAGCATACTTGGAAGGCGAGCGACGTGCGCGGTCCCACAAGTTGTACTCGAGCTCGATGGTTGCGTTGATTTCCTTGAACACAGCGGTGTGTTCCGAGACGGTGATTTGCTGAGCAGACGGGAACACGGTGCTGCCGCTTGGATTGCGGTACTGGATAGCAGCCGGGCCGTAGCTCTTCTGGAACAAGAAGCGCAGCTCACGACCATCTGGGTCGCTAACGCGGTGACGCTTTACATATTCCCAGTCACGATAGTCGCTGGAGATTTGTGAACGGACGCCTTCAGAGAATGCAATTTGGAGAAATTTCAGTGTGTTATCGTTAGGCTTTTTATCCTAACTTCTATAGCTTGTGTTTCGCTATAGTTCAGCATATATTTTCCCTCGCGGGTCGGACACTCTTGGACAGGTTATATTCTACTAGGTAGGGTCACTGTCTATGCGTTACGGTGGTCTGAGATTTTGATTTCTCAGACTTACCACGGTATTAGCGTTTCAGCCTTCACCGTTTTTGCCCGATTATGCACCCAAGTACTCAGAGAGTGACATGGGGCGGCAAATTATTCACCGAGCTGTAAATTGTCAATATTACTAAATGCCATAACTAATTGATTTCCTTGTTACTTTTAATTTGATTATCTAACTTTAATAACGGTTGAAGATTTGTATAGTGAGACAACCTTCTATAAGTACCTCTGTCAGTTAACAAGTAATTGGCTAGAGGTAGTATATGGTCGATTTGCCACACCTTGCCATAGTTTTCCCAAGTCATTTCTTGAGTAAACTGTTGTTCAAGATGTTGTTTTAATTCAAGTAAAGTACAACCTAATGACTGTTTCATTGTTTCAGGTTTCATTTTTCCCTGAAGAGCAACTCTTAATCTGTTGGTTATATTTTTCCTTAATCTAAACATTACATCTTTTTTGAGGCGGAGACTGACCTGCTTGTTCCGTTTAGCTTTATTATCTTGATACCACTTACGGGAACTAGCCCTATGATATTCTCGATTAATTTCTCGCCAAACTTTATTTTGCTCTAGTCTTTCGTCCTTCCTCCTTGACCTATATTCTTTCTGGTATTTTCTGTATTCTTGCTGCTTTAACGATGATTGTCTTAGTATAACTTTTTGTTTTACTTGAACTTTACACCTTGGTGAAGAATTTAGCCTATACCAGAATGATTCAGTCAACTGATGTTCAACTTTGCAGTATTTGCAGTATTTTACCATAAGGGTATTTTACCTGCATTTACTTAAAATTAAAACTTAAATTTACCAGTCATCATGTCGCGAAGGGCACTGGTAAGGTCACCTTTGCGAATATCTTGCTTAAACTTCTCAGCGGACTGAGCAGTGTTGGCCATCATGCTGTTCATAGCAGCTGTAGCAGCGTTCTCCTGAGCAGCAATTTTCTTGCTGGTCACGACCTTGTTAGCCTTTACCTCAGCTTGCTTATTGATGATTTTCCGGAAGCTGTTAGCTACGTCACGGAATTCTTTATCAATAAGGGAGGAAGATAACTCAACGTCGTCCGGATACTGTTCCAGCCTTTTGAGAGCTTGGTCCCAAACAGCCTGGTCAAGCCGTGCCTCAACAACATCGTCACCCAGTTTACCTGCGAAACGGTACTTGTCGAATGCTGGATGTACCTGTGCTTCGAGAGACTTCAGGGAGGCAACTTCTCTTTCTTCTTGAGAACGCTTGAGGTCAGCTTCTACTTTCTTTTGCAGAAGTTCGCGCTCTCTACGCTCCAGAGTCAGTTTCTCTTCGAGGTCCATGCGAGCAAGTTCATCCGGCGTAGCGGCTTCGCGTGCCTTGATGCGTCCTACTTCATTTTGAAGATGCTTATCATAACCCTGTGGGTCATTGGCAAGCAAGTTAACCAATCCTTTGATTCCGCCTTTCGAGAAGGCTTCTTCAATGGCACCCCAGCTCTTCTTAAGGTCCTGATACTCAGGCTCTATAGTCTTGAGCTTAGTGGTGAGTTGGTCTCTTTCAGCCTGAAATTTGCGCATTCCTGCAGCTTGTTGAACATACTTCTTCAGTCTTTCCCGGTCAGACCAATCGACCTTGAGTTTCTTCTTTCCACTGTCGTCCGTGATAAGAATTTCCTCAATATCTGCCGCCGGTTTAGAAGCAGAGTTGGGGACCTTTTCATCAAGTGTGGACTCTTCGGAAACTCCTCCTTCAATGGAGCTATCCTGCTGAACCTGGGCCTCTTCGCCAGACATAAAAGAATCTACATTAAACGTAGACTCGTCCGCATCTGCTGAGGAAGGTGCGCCAGCCTCTACTTTGGGAGCAGAGGAAGAACCGTACACTGCAGCTTCAACATCCTTACCGCCCTTGAGGGCGTCCAGTGCCGATGCTACAGGGTTGTCTACAACCGGGTTAGCGGTCTTGACGTTTGTTGCACTCATAATATTCTCCTTTGTGCCGTCCCCATGAGGGCGAGAGGATAGGCGAGATTCCCACTACCGTCCTGAAACCTATCGGGATGGGTAGTAAGTGTGAAAAATTACTTGTTCACGATGTTAGGGCCAGCTTGCATTACGTCAAGCGGGCCGCCTGAACCAGGTACTGCTGGGAGACCGCCGGGGGCGGGGGCTGCGCCGGGCATTCCTGGAGCGCCTGGTTGGGCAGCGGCTGCACTGGCCATCTTCAACTGCTCACGCTCTTTGATATGGCGTTCAATCAGGGCCTGGTGTTCCGGGCGCAGGTACTTGAATTCGCTAGTCATAACAAAGTTGTATGCGTAACTTAGCATGTTAGTATGGTCTTGCATTTCGCGAGGCGGAATGTAGATATCTTTGGCAATCATCTCTTCAAAGATTTCCCGCTGCCTATCTTCAGCCATCTGAACAATGTCGTACATGCCTTCCAGTTCGTTGAGTTTAAGGAGCTGAAGGGCTGTACGTGGGGAGATGCCTGCTTCTTTGAAAAGAGGCATCATCGTGAGGATTTCCTGGCGGCGCGTAGTCGGGTCCAAGGAAAGGCTTGCACCGTATTCTACCACCAGGTCAAATCCACCGTCAATGTCACTTCCTTTAACATCGACTGCTTCGAATGCTTTCTCTTTACCGAGTACGTAAATAACTCTGTTCTCTTCCCAGTGTTTTTTCACCAGGTTAAGGAAAGCCTTATAGACGTTCTCAGTAAGTAGTACGTATTTATTAAATAATCTTCGACGTATCATGTTACCTTGATTGGTAGCATACTGCATCGAGAAGCCAGACTGTTCTCTGGACTGTTGGCCGAACATGGCTTCGTTAACGCCTGCCATGTCATCTATCCCCTGCTTAGCCATATTTATCATCTGTGGCATTGCAGTAGGCAGGGGCATAGGTTCCATGAAGTGGGGAGGCTGATTGCCTGTAATCTTTACGATGTCCCAGGGGCTGTTAGTAATCGAGCCATCAGCAATCTCTGCGCCTTCGGGGAGAATGAGGCGAGCTACACCGTGAGCCTGGATGTTATCCATCGTCACGTTAAGCATCCTATTATACATATCCTGAAGCGGTGCCTCGAACGCTACGATACTGCGACCCCAGCAGGTGCCCGGAAGGTCGATGTCAGTGAAGATGTGATAGGGAAGCACTGCCTTAGCTGGAAGGGGTTTCATTTCTTCCATGCTGTTAGAGAGGTCTTCAATGCCGTGATTACGTGGTGGAGAAAACCGCATGGGATTAGGACCAACTGGAGTCAGGAGGTCGCCGTCGCGGGTCAAGTAGCAGAACCTGCCTACCATACCGTTGTACGGCAGACCCTTTTCCCAGTACTGGTAGACTTCTACAACGTCGTACTTCTTCTCAGTCAGGGCGGTGTGTGACCCGTACTCGTGACGCTGTGCTTCTTCTTTAATGCGTACCTTCTCTAGAATCTCTTCCATGCCTGGGAACTTGAAAAGAGCTTCCTCATACGGCATGTAGATACGCTCGAACATGAATTTTACTTCGTCCCAGCAGGTAGCGTCAGGGTCAATGTAGACGTCCCAAGTGGAGGGATTACTTACAGTAATGTCCCCTTCCATTGTCAGTTCGCCAGTAGTTTCATCCATGTCGATAATGTCGCCCTTCTCTGGGTCCCAGATTGTTTTGACGAATCCGGTGCCGAGGACGAGAGTGTACATGGAGGTGCGGTCGAAAAGTTCCTGCATCTTATACTGACGCAGGGCAAATCTTATAAGCCTGTCAGCAGCGTCGGCCTTGCGGCGGTCAGACGGGTCGTTCGACGTGGGGCGCACGACTACTGAGGGGGGATTAGCTGAGAGTTGTGAGTGAATGAAACGGAGGTTCTTGAAAGTGTAGTTAATACCGATGTCGTTTGTACTTGCGTCGACGTCAGTGATACCAAGCTCTACTTCAGATTGAAAGGATACAGATAGGTTTGGTGAGAAACTCTTGGCGCGTGTATTGAATACGGCCCGCTCACACTCTTCCCACTGATACTCGTGGTTTTTTCGTGCATCCTTGCAGTACTGAAGCCGTTTAGCTAATTCTTTTTTAGCGGCGTCAGGAGTCCAGGTTACGATACGTGCCATATTCTGTTAATCCTGAGAGTTCTTGTACTTGATGCCGTAGGTAGAGAAGACAGCCTGCAGCTTTTCCATCATATCAGAGTGATGCTGTTTGTAGGGGTGCTGCTTCTGTATAGCGTGGTAGGCTTTTTGTAGGAAGTCTACAGCTTGCTTGCGATTAGGGGCACTGGCTTCCAGGAGCCCCAACGCATAATCAATTTTATCCTGAAGTGAGGGGGATTTGCAAGTGCTATCTTGTTTAGAGGGAGGATTGTTTCTAGCAATGTTACTGATGGTAATTTTAATGTCCACTATCTCCTCCTTCCCCTGGCAGCAATTAGCAATGTTTGTGATAGTTTACGACGTTCAGACAGGAGTTTCTTCTTCTCGGCCCTGATGGCAAGAAAAAGAAGTCCAGCAACGGGGATAGCAAGATGGACGGCCAATAAGAATTCCATCATAATCGCCTACTCCCTCTGGGACCTAGGGCCCATTTTCTGCGGTTAGTTACACGGACAGCCTGAGCTAGCTTTTCTTCCTTTTTACGAACCTCGTTAGCTTCGCGTAATTCAGCATGCCACGGCTTTACAAATTGTACCCCATCCCATTTAGGTTTGCAATCTACGAAATACTGGGCACTATCTAAAAGATGGTAGGAACTGCTGTTAACAATCTTACCTGCCGTAGTGTCTGACCACTGGCAGCCGGTAAGCTCATCAATGAGGTCGGAGCACCAGGGGGCTATGCGGATGGATGTCCCTAGGGCGGTCTGGAGGTTCTTTATAAGTTCGCCCTTGCGGCTATTCTTATTCCAGGGGGTTACGTAGGTCATGCCCTTACTGTTAGCTGTATGGAGATACCAACTTTCGTGAGGGTCGGCAACTCTCCTAATAATATTATAGCCTTGGGTTCTATTCTTTATCTCTTCAACTACTGCTTCCGGTACGTAGATGCCGCTAATGTAGTCGGCCTTTACGCAGTACCAAATGCCGGTGGAAGGGTCTTCAGCCCAGAGAGTAAAACCGAACTTACTTTGGAGGGCCGGGTCGCTAGCTTCAACGTGACGCCAGCTAGGAGAGTAATTCTTTGGGGCCTCTACCATGCTGGCGGGGTCGAAGTAGTAGACGTGGGATTCGCTGCTTGACCAGGTGCCGTAAAGGCGTGTGTTCCTGACAGCTTCAGGCAGAGTAGCCATGCTCTCAAGAATTTCAGCCTTACGCTTGGGGTCGTTGTAGACTGGGTTATCTAGCATGGCGAAGTGGTATTTCTTGCCTGCGGGGGCTTGCTCAGCCTCCACCATTTTCTGGATGTCCAGATTTCTCATGAGTGGAGTAAAGGAAGCCAGAAAGAAACCGTTCCGGGCCTGGACCCGTAGGATGAGCTCGTTGATGATACCAATGGTTGCTGGCATTTCGTCCACCCATACAAGGTGGGCTACGTAGGACTGGAGGCGTTCCCGCGCTACGTTGGGGTTTTCGAGAGATTGGAAGATGATACGACTTCCATTATCTAGCTCTATGCGCTGAGCTATGTTGCCTATGCGCACTACCTTGTAAGTTCCCTCTTCCAGAAAGGAGATAAGTTTGGGAAGGAGGGAGTCTTCTATCTGTTTGCCTGTACGTCCGGCAACGATGACTAGCAGGGGTTCATTGCCCCACTGCAGAGGCTTCTTCCAGTGGGGGTGAGTGCCGGTGACAAACCAGCTGACGATGCGTGCGCAAGTGGCTGACTTGCCTGACTGGTTACCTGCTACTATCCACTGACGCTTGATGTTGCCGAATTCTTTGAAGACGGACTCTTGCATAGGAGTCGGTCTACTTCCCGGGATGGCCGGGTCAAAGCACTCCTGAAGTTCAAGCTTCTTGAGCCGCGCTACGGCTGCTGCTAGAACATCATTAGACATTAGTAATTAACTCAATCTTCTTGAAGAACCCAAACAGCATCAATAGTTGCTGCGCTGCCTGCGCCGGTTGTAAGAACAATTTCGCCCAAGGAAAGCAGGGGAAGATGGGTCTGGTCGCCAGAAATATTGATATCCAGCTTCAGGTAGACAATGCCGTCTGCTGCTATGCTGACAGTCTTTGCGTCTACTGGAGTGTTCTCTCCAATGCTGGAACGCAGCTTGGCAGTGATGCCAGCTCCCGCTGTTACGCTGCTGGCCTTGATGGCAATTACCATACTGCGAGAGCCGCCTGCTGTAATAGCGAAGCGTTTACTGACCGGTACGTTAGTCTGTGAAGCTCCGACTACAGTGGGAGATAGTGGTAGGGATATTAGGCGTGGAATCCAAGCGTTCATTGTTTATTCGTCCAATTTAGTTATGTCTAAGAATTCTACTTTGTTCTTAAGGCTAATAAGACTGCCGTAAATGCCCACATGATTGAAGTAGAAAGTGTCTCGATATACTTTAGCATAGCGGGTCAATTCTACCTCAAGTCTATAAGTTAGTTCGCCCGTGAAGTCAGCAGGGAGAACCAGGGCTTCTGAAACGTCTACTGCAAATCTGCTGGGAGAAAGGGCAGTGCCTGGAAGAGTTGCTCGAAGTGTTTCTGTCCAATTGCTAGAGGGGTCAATAGAGTACAACTTAAATGTACAGGAGCCAATTGATTTGAACTTATTATCCAGCACCAGGCTGGCTATAAGCTGTGCGCCATCGAAAGTATTAGAATTAAAGCGCATCCAAGCCTTAATCTTGTAGTCCCTAAACTGCGGCCTCTCGTAAGTTGGCTTAGTAATCAAGCTATTGTAAGCAGCGCCTGGAGCAATCACTTTCCTATTGAAGAAGGCTAGCTTTAGCGGCTGCACATAGTGATTATTAGTTAACATGTTTACCCGTCTGGTAGCCATTATTCAGCCACCGTGATTCCAATGGCGCCTTTGCGAACCGCCCCATCGGCTGTAACTGTAATTATAACAGTGTAGTGGGTTAAGTCAACGATAGAGCTGGCAATGACTGGGGCAATCTTGAACAAGCCGTTAACGTCTGCCGTAATTCCTGACTGAGAAATGCCCACAGCTATACCGTCTCTGTTGTAGATGGCGTAAGAAGCGGTGCCCAGGTTACTGCTTAGCTGTTCTCCGTTCTTAGTAATCCAGATGGTAGCCTGCAACTGGTTAGCGGCATCGATACTAAAGACTGCCCGAGGCTCGTACTGAGGACCAGCTTCAGCGTAGGTAATTGGCAGGTTGTAAACAATTGATATGCCGTCAACCGGAATAGTTACCTTGACGGTGTAGTAAGTATTATCCAGGTCCAGAACAGAAGCGACTGGAGTAATTTCGTAGAATCCTTCAGCGTCTGGAGCAATGTTACTCTGTGTCATGCTTGGCACGAGATTGCCGTTCTGGTCGTAGATAACGTAGCTAGCGAGACCCAGACGGGCTGGATTACTGATTACGCCGTCGTTGTCGTTTACCCAGAAACTGGCAATAAGCTGATTACTGGTATTAACAGCGAATACACCGTTAATAGAGGCGTTAGTTGCGCCTGTAATGCCTGGACTAGTTTGAAATAAATTAACAGTGTTATTATCGCGATTACCGACTGCGTCTACTGCCCGCACGCCGACGTAGTATTTTACACCGGATTGCAGAAGTGTGCCGTTGGCTATGGCGAAAATGTCTGCTTGCAAATTAGGAGTTACAAGGGCGACGTTGTTAGGGTGGAATAGATTGGAGGCTGGCTCTTCTTGTACATACACTTCATACCTAATGGGAGCTGATGAGTCAGAGGCTGCTGACCACATGGCTCGTAATTGACCTAGAGCCCCTCTGCCCAGGAACGTGATGCCTGCAAAGGTGGGAGGCGTCAGGTCGATAATACAAGCTTGCGAGCTGGACTGGATAGCCCCGCCCGTTATAAGCTGATTACCGAATATATTGCCGAGAGTAGTGCCCTGTACAACAGGGCCTCCGGCAAATAGAAGATTAGACATTAGCTATCCTTCAGGCTTGGGCGAATGTCAGTTCCAGGAGGCGACGTGAAGGTGTACCGTACCAGGGTACCCACGACGTTAGGAATTGTACCGAGGGCAAGCCAGGTAGTTCCACCGTCTGTCGAGTACTCAAAGTTGCTGGGATTACTTGTAATTGTCTGATTAACTACAATTGTAGCACTGAGGTCAGAAGCCTGGAATCTTAGTGTTAATGGGACTGCGCTAGCGTAGGCCTGCTTCAGGCGGAAACCAATTCGAGTAGGAGAACCTGAGGAGGAGTCGTCGTAGGAGTATTCCCAATTGTCTGAGAGTTCTTCCAGCGCGTCGTATCCAACAAAGACATCAGAAACTTGAACGTGGGTCGTTCTTTCAATTGAGTGAGTTTTAAAACAAAGCTTAAATTGAACTTGTGACGCAACAGAAAGATTGAGTTCCTGCTTGTCGTCAATAGATGTCCAGCCGCCAGCTATCGAACCAAAGCCCGATGTGCGGTAGTAAACATCTACTAATCCGGATTGATTTGCCAATTCTTCCATCGCAACGATGGCTTTAAGTATTGAATTCTGCGGGAGCGTGACAACCTTAGAGACAATGTAGCTGTGGTCAAAAAGACAGTCTGAGCGAACGTCTGAAGCTATAATGCCGCGCTGCCCAGTTGCACCGCTAATAGCAAATAGCCACCCATTGTTATTTGTGAAGTTGAGAGGCTGCGCTGCCAGTTCTAATTTGTAAGCTTCTCGTGTTGTCGTCTCATAAAAGTCGGCGTTAACGCCCCCGAACATGGTGGTAATTTTATTGTTTTCGACTTTTTTGAGCATGAACCTGAATTGAGCGACAGCAACCTGACCAAACAAAATTATTGCGTGGTCAAGAGCATCCGACCAACTTGCACTAACAACAACTGGCGCAACAATTTGAGACGGCAAGCCAAGCATGTTGGATGTTGTAAGGCTTGGCCAATTTGTGGTTTCAGAAGTTAGCTCGTCTAACCTTCCGAGATAGAGGTTAGTCGATGTTGCAAAAAATGCACACTTCTGGCCGTTAAGTAGTGAGCCGTTAAGTGGAGCATTTGTTGGCGTCGCTATAGCATCAACGTCTGTTGTTGAAAGAAGTGTCCCAGAAATGGCTGGAAGAATGCTTGTTTTGTGAAGCCACTGGCTATTTGTGTAACCAAAAGCTTTTCCGAGAGTCACTCCCGCTGCGGTTGTTGCGGCGTTAATAGATGCACCGCCAGCCGTTGCAGAAAGCTCAAGGTCGTTAGCCGTTGGATTGCGCACAAAGTAAGTTGTGTTCAGCAAAAATCCGGTTGGAAGAGAGCCTGCTAAAAATTGAACAGGCTCATTTTCTGTCAGGCCGTGGGAAATAAGTGAAATTTTAGCTGGCGTTCCTGTTATCACGTCGACCGTCAGCGTTGAGTATGTTGGGGCAACTGACGTATCCCGCACAAAATACTGAGAAAGCGCGGCAGTTCCAACGTGGGTGTATAACCTATTGTTTGCCACATCGATAATTGCTCCAAAGGCGTCAAGCTCTTGATTCAGTGGTTGCATAACTACTGAAGTAGGTCCAGCGGCGGCACCTATCGATGCTCCGTTGAATGACGCTGAAAGTTCGAAGTCGTTGGCTGTTGCATTACGGACAAAATACTTTGTGTTGACCACAAATGTCGAAGTCGTCCACGCCGGGCCAACTTGCGAAGTGAAATAAACTTGGTCGTTGTTATTAAAGCCATGACCAACGAAGTTGAACTTTACAGGTGTTCCTAACGTTATGGTCATTGAGCGTGAATTAAGAGAAGGCAAGCGACCTAGTTGGTAAACTGCTTTTTGGTCGTTGCCAGTAGCAAATGGAATGGTTGGAGGAGATACCTGAGAAAAGTCTGAGCGTGAAATATTGTTTGCAAGTAAAACACCAGAGCCACCAAGCAGAATAGTTCCGGTTGCTATGACGTATATTTTCCAGCCCGTAGTTCCGTTATCAATCACTTTAATTGAACGAATTGTGTGAACAATCAACGGACCCTGCCCGGGCATGATAATGTTTATACGACCAACATAAGTGTGCTGGCCTGTAGATTGATTTATTTCATAACAGACGACTGGGAGAGCGCCACCAGCGACGGCACCAATCATGAAAATGCGGCCATTGTCGGTTGCAAACATAGTGGTCGTCGGTGTGAACGCGCCCGCCGTATCCGAGAAAACGTCCAAAAACCTAGTTGGTGATGGACCAAGCACCGGCTTAGAATCAATCGTCCGCTGTGTTACTCGTCCAGCGATTGTGGTTCTTGTCTGGTCGTAGCTCGTTCCGACGCTATCCAGTAGGTTGAGGTCTACTAACTTCATTGTTATAATATCTCCCATGTATCTGTAGTGCGGACGTATTCAGTCCCCACTAGCGTGTAATTTATATTTCGTCTGGCAGTGTAGCTGCCGATGGAACTTGCGGTGTAGTCTATTCTAGTAATGCGGCGATTCTTGTTGGATGCTACATCGGCGTAGGTGTAAGAGGTCACTCTGTCTGCTGCCTTTAGGATTTGTTGACGCAGGTTTTCTACCAGCTCAACGTCTACGGTGCCTACTATTTCCACTTCACCTACCGGCGAAGATACTGCCTTGGCAACGACCTCGAAGGAACAGGGACCAGAGTAGGTAGCCACCAGACGCAGGGCACTGGGGATGACGCCAGACTGTACGGTAACTATCCCGGAGGTGGGAGCAGAAAGTACAGGAAACGAAACCAGAGCGGGGCTTGAAGTCGTGCCGTCGGAGGCCACTGGGTAGACGACTACGCTTAGGTTACCGGAGACTGCGCTAGCCGAGAGCGATAGGAGGACGGCGTCCGATTGGATAGAGAAATCCCTAGCAGTAGTACCGGCTGCGGGAGCGGATAACTTCACCAGTTGAGTTTGCGTACCGGGATGAATTAGCACTCTATAACTTCCTGCACTGCCCTGTCATCTTAACAAAGAGGGTTGGGGTTGTCTACTATTCTTTATTGGGGACAGAAGAAATAAGGCCACGAGTAGCCAGGAATTCCATTAGTTGAGTGCGGTCCATGGTTTGTACGGCTGCGATTTCGTTGGCTTTAGAGACTGCTGCCGGTTGTTTACCGGGTAGCTTGCCGGCCAACTCAGCCAGGGTCTTTATCATTGCTACGCGGGAACCTTGGGCCTTGGGGTCAGTGTTCATCAGAATCTGCTCGGCTGCTTCCAGGGCTAGAGAGAATAGGTATTCCAGCTTGGCCCGGTTCTCATTCTTATCCAGGAGCCAGTCGGAGAATCCGGGGGTGGACCACCATTTGTGGACGCTACTATTGCTGGTTAGTTCCTGCACTTGGGCCAGGGACAGGGAAGCCAGGTCGTAGAGGGGGTTGTCTGCCAATTTGGCTAGCAGGGTAGCCTTCAGTTTGCGCTGGGGCTCTGTGGGTTGGAAAATAACCTCAGCTGCTACGGAATGCAGAGTGTCACCTGGAGTGTTACTAGAGCGACGCATGGTACTCCTGGGTGGGGGGGCCGCCCGCTGGCGGGTGGGGGAGGGTTGCCAGCGGGGGCCGGATAGTCACCACGGCTTCTCCATACTTCACCGATAGGGAGGCGAGATACCGGCGGGTAGAGAGCCAGTCGAGGTGCTCCCGGAGGCGGGAGGAACTGACCCGGAGAAACCTTGACATGGGACCGAGGCGGAGAGAGAGGGATGAGGGGTCGTCTGATGCCCGCGAAAGCCAGGTGTATTCCCCGTAAAGGAGACACACCATTATCTTGTAGGGTACGAGACGATTTTTAATGGGTCTAGTCGGCATGGTAGGAGAATAGTACATCATTGCTATGTGTGTTGTCAATACTTGTGTCAATAAATAGTACTTGACACTATTATTGGTGGTTTGTATAATCTATGTATAAGAGACAATGCTTAACCGTAAGAGACACTGTTAGGCTAGTAATAGAAACATTGCTAGACCCTAATAGATACAGTGCTTGCCTCTACCTTGCCTACCCTATCTATCCATTATAGTTAAGTATAGTTCCATCTAGTGGCTTACCTGCGACATCATCACTAGCGTAGGGGCCCGTGCTCGTCCTGGTCGTCCGTGCTCCTGCTCGCCGGCACCTTGGAGCTAGCGTAGTACCCCGTCAGCCGCCTGTGCTGCCTGTCTGTCGGGGCCCTGCTGCGTTCCTGCATACTCCCCCCCTACTTGGCTCCCTGTTTAGCTACGTCAAGAGTGTAGAAGTGTTAGGAATGCCGCCGGCTTAGTACCGGGGGATGCCCCCTGTTAGTCTCCCCAGAAAAGATACATCTCCGTACAATTCTAGTGATATCCTCCCTGGCCTCTATGTGGGCCCGTGGTGGGGAATTCCAATAATGCTTTCCTAATAATGCAATAGTCAGCCCGCGAAGGGGGCCCATGTCCTAACTAGCGGACAGGGCAAACTTTTATGGAAAATCCTCCGTGTGTGGGGAGGTAAATTTCGTCTCGCGCGGCCTTGTAAACCCACTTGTCGCGTCTGCTCTTGACGCTCCAGCTGTCTAGCACGCTGTGTAGTGCGGTTGGTGGGTGGGTGCT